AAAAAGAAAATAAAAAAAAAATTAAAAAAAAAATAATATACACCATAAATATTTTACTTAGATATTTGGAGATATAAATAATATTGATTACCTTTGCACCCAGTAGTACACTAGATGTAAGTGTAATCACCCATGAGGTAATCAAGTAGTGGGTCAGAAGTTGGGTTAGTAACTCTAAATAAGGGTGAGGTTGTCCCCAATACTACAGTAAATGTATGACCTATAATAAGTCTTGCTAGAGCCAATACATCTGAGAAAAGGCAAAGGTAAATCTAGCTTTAGAGGTAATAATAGCCCGTGGACTTAGAAATGGTCAATATAAAATATCAGCAATATTAAAGCTGAACCAAAAGCTTAGGGACTTATTATGTCTTGTTGAGATTAGATATGGGGGACAAGCCCCAATTACATCCTTCAAGACCAACAACATAAAGCTTAAGTAATTATGTGGAAAGATTTAAGTATGTCAGAAAAGTCTGATATAATAAGAATAGGTGTCAGGAATGGCATATCAGACTTGAATACTATTAGAAAGATGTATGATGAAAATACTTCTGAAGAAGACTTATTGCCTATAAATGATGTTGTAGGTCAAGAAGAGAATAAAATAGGAGGGGAATTAATAAAGAATACTAGCTCTCCTAATACATTTGCGCAAGGAGGAATAATGTCTATCGCTAATAGAGCAAAAAATTTCTTTATTAGGAAAGGTATGACTGATGTAGCTGCTACTGGTTTAGTTGCTAACTTAATGAGAGAAAGTGCACTTAATCCTAATGCAGTTAATGGTTCTTCAGGAGCTTATGGATTAGCACAATGGTTAGGGAGTAGAAAGAAAGCATTATTTAATAAATATGGTAGTAAACCTTCATTTGATAATCAATTAAACTTTATATGGAATGAGCTTAATAGTTCACATAAGAATGGTTTAAGAATGCTTCAAAGTTCTAAAGATATAGATGAAGCTGCTATGAATGCTTTTGGTTATTATGAGTTCTCTGCTGGTCCTAGAGCAGCTGTATCTGCAATGAATAAAACAGGTCAGGCTGGTAATGCTGCACTGAATAGAGGAGTTAACTTTGCAAGGCAAATAGCAGGAGGTAAATTAAAAGGTAATGCCAACTATGACCTTAGTGAGTTATCAGGAGATACTAAAGAATTTAGTCACCTTAAATATCAGGAACCTAATCAATATCAAGAACAACAATTACCTCAAGTCACTCCTTTGAACCTTACTCTTGATGATAACATCTATAAGCCTATTGATATTAGTATACCTTCATTCAGTAATACTAATGAGGACTTAATACAGATGGGATTAGGTATTCCTCAAGTAGTATTTAATAGTAAAGTACCTGAGGTAATAATGCCTGACTTCTCAAGTTTTGGGTAGAAGATAAAGAAGGGTTAAAAACTTTTCCATAAAATATTTGCATATATAAAATATTTTATATACCTTTGCCCCAGATTTAGAAAGACAAAGTTATTCTTGATAAAAGGTAAAGAGGTGCGGGAACTTTTTACTTAGAAGAACTTCCTTTCAAGAATTTATTAGGAAGTTCATATTGGCTTTTAGTGTAATGGTAACACAGTAGATTTTGGTTCTACTATTATAAGTTCGAGTCTTATGAAGCCAACATGCAAATTGTGATTTTAGAATACTTCCTGTAGTCCAAATCTGTGAAGACAAGGACTACTTTATAGGGTATGTGGTGGTAATGGTTAGCATATCACACTGTCAATGTGAAGGTCAGAGTTCAAGTCTCTCATACCCTGCTCTTATTATAAGTAAAACCTAAGTCCACTAAGCACAGCGGTGTAAGTGGCAAATGGAGGATTAAGCCTAATTGGTAAGGCAATAGTCTTGAAAACTATTAGTAGTCAATAAAATGATGTGTGAGTTCGAGTCTCACATCCTCCTCAATATTAAATATAGAATTATGTGAATATGAAGAAAGTGTTTTTTGGCTTCTTGGGAATAATAGTAATAAGCATTTTGCTATTTACTTTATTTGGTTGGGGAGCACCTATGACAGAGAGTAATAAAGATGATGTAAAAGCTATTACTGAGCTATTAGAAAAGACTGATACTACAGGTGCAAAAGTATCTAATATTACCTTTTCTCCTTTAGAGGGAATGACTGATGAAACAGGTAAAAAGATTGATATCCAAACTGTAGAATATAATATGGTTTTAGATACACTTACTACTAATCACTTTGCTATTATCAAGGTACATAAGGGATTTCTAAAATATAAACTTGATGGTATCTATAAAGTGGTTAAGTGAGAGTAATAGAACTAAACATCTATTATATGCTATACCTATAGCAATAGTTTTTACAATACTATGTGTTTTAGGAGTAGCTACAGCATTAGAGTTTAAGGATAAACAATATGGTAATATATTTGATTGGCTAGATTGGACAGCTACAATGATAGGTGGTATTATTGGCCAAATCATACAAATATTAATTTTCATATTGATATATCAAGTAGTTTAGTAAACAAAAAGAATACTCATTGTTTTTTTTTTATATAGAGTTCTATAAGAACTAAGGTAGCTAAAGGCTACCTATTTTGGGGAGAAGCTTAAGTGGTATAAGCTACTGGCTGTTAACCAGAAGATAGTAGGTTCGAGTCCTATTTCCCCAGCATATGAATATAGATAGAATATTAAAGTTTGTTACTTACAAAATGAATTATATAAATAAATTAATAAGTAATAATACAGGTGTAAGTTCAAAGAACTTTTTTCTAGTAGCAGTTACTTTAATAGGTTTACTATTATTATTAGTACCAGTAGTAATATTAATAGTAGAGGTTATCACTAATCATACTATCCACACAGACCTAAATGGGTTAGCAGCATATATAGGTGCTGTAGCTGGAGTTTTTGCTTCAGCAGGTATTACAAAAGCATGGTCTGAGAAATATGAACATAAAGACTCTTAGTATGGTATAAATAGAATATAATTAATATTAACTCTAAAAATAATTGATTATGTTCAACATTATTAAAAAAGCAATTAGATGGTATTTGAATGCCTCAATGCAGATTTACAAACCTACAATAGATGCTGGATTAAATCCTTTTATGTAATCTCAATCTATTGTAAAGGGAATAGTACAAAGGGTACTATTACCCTATGTTGAAGAGAGTTAATATATAATGATATAAAGCTCCTATGATGAAATTGGTAAACATAAGGGACTTAAAATCCCTTGCTCTTTAAGAGCTTAAGGGTTCAAGTCCCTTTAGGAGTACTATGGTGCATTGGACAAGGGGTTAAGTCACTACACTTTCAATGTAGTAATCACAGGTTCAAATCCTGTATGCACTACTAATGAGGATATGGTGGAATGGTAGACACACTAGCCTTAGAAGCTAGTATTGAAATATATGTAAGAGTTCAAGTCTCTTTATCCTCACTTGTAGTTAAGTATTGTTAATACAGTAAAATAAAATTAGTTTTTGTTTGCTACTTATAAATAATTTATTTATCTTTGCAACTATAAACAATAAAGAAGTATATGGCTACTAAGAACATGACTGAAGATGAACTCAGATGGAGAGCAGAAGAAGATGCTAGAACTATTGAGAGGTATCAGGAAATAATAAATGATAAACCAAGATTAGAAAGAGCTATGAAGCAAGCTCAAAAGACTATAGATAATTTGCAACAAAGAGCTGATGCAATGTCTAAGTCTCTAACAGGTCTTAAAAAGAATAAGAAGTAACTATGATAGTAAATGACTATTCTAATATAAAAAGTATAAAACCAAAGTTTCCTGATATAACAAATAAGAGAGCAGTTAAGGCTCTAACTAAAATGTTTTATAATATAAAAGCTGATAAAGATAAATTAGCTGAACTTAGAATGAAAGCTATAGTGTTAGAACAGGAATTAAAAATAAAGGAAGCTGAATTTAATTCTAAAATGCAATTGTTTGATATTGAATTTGAGAAGAAGGAAGTTAAAGAAATTAAGGAGACCAATTACTTTAGTATAATTAATCCTACAGACTATAGAAATACTAATATCGCAGGGTGATGCAGAGGTAGCAATTTAGGCTCATAACCTAAAAGTCGTGGGTTCGAGTCCCACTCCTGCAACTATTAATTGTTTTTTTTTTTATGGAAGAGAAAGAGAAGTATCTTAATGCCTATAGAGCAGAAACTCTTACAGGGTTATTAAAAGCCCTGAATGATACAGGTATAACAAAGGAAGATATAGTTACCATTTATTATGGTGCTGGTGAACACATAGCAGTTATTCAGAAATAAAGTATAATATGGAGAAGTCAATAAAGCCAATATCAGAGGAAGAATTCAAAGAGAAAATTAAAGAGGTAGTTGAACATAATGAGGCTACTCTCATGGAAGATTTTGAAAAAGGAATACTTCATTTAAGAGATTATAGTGGAGTAAAAAAGTTTAAGTCAATAAGAAGGGCTGTTAGAAGAGGTCATGTTTCTATATTTGGTGACATATATCCAAAGAGACCTTTTAAGAATATTTCAAGACCTAAAGGTAGTGTAACCTATAACAAGAAGAAGATATATGAACAACTCAAACACAGAAGCAAACAAACAGCCTAATGATTACAATTCAGAGCCAGTGTTCTACTGCAAGAATTGTTTATCATTGAAGATTAGGACAGTTCCTGGTTTAGAGGATGGAGAATTCTGTGATGAGTGTAATTCAACAAACATAGGTCAATGCTCTATTGAAGAGTGGAAAGTAATGTATAAGGCTAAATATGGTTTTGACTTTTTAGATAAGAAATATTAATTTATAGATACAGCAATGGAAGAGAATAAGGCAAAAAACAATGAGAGTAAAAAGCTTACTTATGAGCAATTAAACCAAGCTGCTCAACAGATTTCACAACAAGCAGAAGCTCTATATAAGGAAAATCAGCAACTAAAAGAAGCTCTTAATAGGATTAGTATTCAGAATGGTTATACTGAACTTGGCTTTAAGTTTAAGGTAGTAGAGAACTCTACTATGTTCCCAAAAGAATTTGTTAAGAGAACTATTACTGATATAGTGAATACTATGACAGTTACAGATGAAGAGCCAAATGAAGAGCCAGAAACTGTAAAAGAGAATAAGTAATATGGAGAAGAATGGGTTAAATAATATTATTAGAATACCCACTTCTTTAGAGAGCAAGTTCTTTAGATATTGGCTTGAATTCTTAGCACCTTTCCATGGTTTAACATCAAGAGAATTAGATGTAGCAACAGCTTTCTTAAAACAAAGATATGAATTAAGTAAAGCTATTAGTGATGATAATATCTTAGATAGAGTTACCATGGGAGATGACACTAAGCAAAAGATTAGAGAAGAGTGTAATATAACAACTCCTCATTTCCAAGTTATAATGGGCAAACTTAGGAAAGCTAAGTTTATAATAGATAATAGGATTAATCCTAGATTTATACCTCTTGGTGTTAAAGAAGGAGATAACTCATTTAAGCTATTACTATATTTTGACTTCAATACAGGAAGAAATTAATAGAATATCAAAGGAGCTTACATTACCTGAGAAGTGTGTAGAAAATGCTTATAGAGCTTACTGGACTTTTATAAAAGAAACTATAGGTCAATTACCTTTGAAAGAGGACTTAACAGAAGAAGAGTTCAGCAAGCTTAAAACAAACTTTAATATACCTAACTTAGGTAAATTTAGTTGCACTTATAAAAGATGGTTAGGAGTTAAAAAACATTATAAGAAAGAATGAATAAGATAAATATAAAAGGAATAAAACCTCTTAATAACCAGATAATTACTACAGCAGAGGAGTATAATGAAGATATTATGTCTGGTAAAATTATTGATGCTAAACATGTAAAAGGTACTCTAAAGGAATATCAAAGAGTAGTTGCTGTAGGGCCAATGGTCAGGAATATTGAGGTAGGTGATTTAGTTATGGTTAACCCTAAAAGGTTTGCTAAATATAAGCATCAACCTGGCTCTCTTAAGGATGGTGTTATTACAGACAACCCAGTAATAAGATATGATTTTCCTATTATTGAGATTGACCACATCAATCATTTATTCCTTCATGACCAAGATATTGATTTTGTGATTACTGATTTTGAGGAAGAACAGACTACTGACAAAGATACAGGAAGTTTGATAATTCCTGATAACAAAATTATATTATAGAATATAACCTATGAGGAATACTCATAGGTTTTTTTTTTATTTATACTAAGCTATGATAAAGTTATTCAAATATGAGGGATATCAGGTTGTTGTTGAGCCTGAAGCATTGATGCTTAAACCATTTAAGGCTATATATAATAGGGATAGAAGTAAGAATAAAAATACTGCAATGCAGGAGTTAGCTTACATATATTTTATGGCTGACCCCAGAAGTGATTATCAATATTTAGTTGACTCAGAAGATAGAAGTAAAGCTATTATAGATGGGGAAGGAATGCCAGATACTTGGAAGCCAGACAGACTTGTCTTAGCAGCTATAGAGTTCTATAAATCATTTAACCCTACCTCCTCTCTACTTCTTGAGGACACAAGGATGATGGTAGATAAGTTTAGAGCTAAGATTAGAGATTTGAACTTTGATGACTTAGAAGTAAAAGAGTTAAAGGATGCTATTGGTATAGTAAAACAAATACCTGGCCTTGTAAAAGATTTAGATGAAGCTGAAAGAGCTGTCTCTAAAGAAATTATTAGTGATACAAGAGCAAGAGGTTCTCAAACTAAATCATTATATGAAGATGGAGATTAATACAATATTAGAGTGTTTTAATAAACACTTAGACAGTGAGAGATTAAAGTCTGAAATAAAGACATCAGGTCACTTTGTATGTCATTCAAATTGGGAGAGAAGAATGGGCACATTGAAAGTAGCTAAGACTTATATTGACTTTCATAAAAATGGAGTTAATATCCCAGTAATAACTACTCAATATGCTACAAGTATGCCTGTAGGTCAGGAAGATGTATTAGTACAAGAATGTGAAAGGCAGACATTGATAAAGTTTATTCCTCACTATTATGAAAATCTTGATAATTTTATAAAGGGTACTTATGGAAATTAGTGATGATTTTTACATACCAACTAATGAATTTCAAACAGAGATAACAAAAGAATTCATGGAGTCTATGCCTGATGAAGTTCAGCAGTGGTTCTTGGAATTTATTGAGAATGCTGAATTCATTAAAAGGTTAATAAGTCCACATAGAAGAAGAGCTAAAGATTGTCCAAGAGATAAAGATAATAAGATAATAGTAGATATTACCAATCCTCATATATTAGAGGATATGGACTATTTTAGGCCTATGGCTCTCTATTATAAAGAACATAATTGTTATACATACTTAAGACCTAATCCAAACCCAAATAGTGAATATAGAAAGATATTTGATGAGGAAAAGAGAAGATGTAGAGAAGGCTATATGAGAGAGTCTGATGGTGAATGGGTTACAGGATATCTATATTGGTATCTTAATTATTGTCCTATTATGCTTACTAGAATAGAGGAGGGAACTAGTAGAGCATCCAGAGTTGAAGACTTCCCTGATATGTGGGAAGGTATATATTGGAGATTTCATTACTTAGACCAAGCTAGAAATGAAGGCAAACATGCTATTGAATTAGCAAGGCGTGGTTGTAGTAAGTCCTTTAGCCTTGCTTCTATTATGGCTAAGAACCTAATATTAGGGGAAAATGAAAAGGCTAATAAGAGAGTTATGACTGTTCTTACTGCTTATCAAAAGGAATATCTTGGTGGTAAGGATGGTACTCTATCAAAGTTTGAACCTATGATAGACTTTGTAGCTGATAATACAGAGTTCCCAAGATTAAGACTTGCCAGTTCAATGAATGACATGACTTGGACTATGGGCTATAAAGATGAGTTTGGTAGAAAGAAAGGTAGCCTTAACACTGTTATTGGAGTATCATCTAAAGATGATGAAGGCAAGCTTAGAGGTAAAAGAGGTTATATATTATTTGAAGAGATGGGTTCTTTCCCCAATCTTATTAGTATTTATAATACTGTTAGATATGGTATGGAGGAAGGTAATTATACCTTTGGATTAGCTTATTTAGTAGGTACAGCAGCAGAAGATGCTTCAGACTTTAGTTCTGCTAAAGAGTTATTATATAGTGCTGAGGGTTATCATATATATAATGTAGAGAATGTATATGATAAATATGGTCAAGGTAAAAAGAGATTTGGTTACTTTTTTCCTTCCTATGTTAATAGAAAGGGGTGTATGAACAAGGATGGGGTGTCTGATGTAGTTAAAGCTCTTAAGCAGATACTAATGAATAGGTATAATGCTAAATATAAATCAGCAGACCCTAATACTGTAATAAGAGTTATTGCAGAGATGCCTATAACCCCAGCAGAAGCTATTATTAAAATTAAATCTACCTCATTCCCTGTTCAGGCTTTAACAGAGAGACTATTGCAATTAGACTCAGACCCTAAAGCTTATGATGATGTATATGTAGGTAACTTAGTACAAGATGAAAAAGGTAATGTAGTTTTTAGAGCAAATAGTGATAGCCCTATAAGAGTATTTCCATTAAAAGATAACACAAGTAAGGGTGCTATTGAAATATTTGAAATGCCCCAAAAAAATCATAATGGAAAGATATATGATAATAGATATATATTAGGGCATGACCCAGTAGACAATGACCAAGCAGACTCAAGTTCTTTATCCTCTACTTTTGTATTAGATTTATTTACTGATAGAATAGTAGCAGAGTATACTGGTAGACAATCATTTGCTGATGAAAACTATGAGATAGTGAGATTACTATGTTTATTCTATAATGGTAGATGTCTGTATGAGTCTAATAAAAAAGGTATATATTCATACTTTGCAAAGATGAGTTGTTTGCATTTACTTGCAGACACTCCTGAATACCTTAGAGACAAACAACTTGTTAAGTATTCAAGTTTTGGTAGTAATGCAAAAGGTGTAAATGCTTCAGCTGCAATTAACTTATATGCTAATGAGAGGATAAAGGATTGGTTATTAAAACCAATTCCTACTATAGTACAGGAGGATGGGGAAGATAAACAAGTAATGATACCTAATTTATATAGGATTAGGAATAGAGCTTTGCTACAAGAGCTTATTGCTTTTACTCCTGAAATAAATGTGGATAGAGTTAGGTCATTAGGCATGGTTATGTTATATAGAGAAGAGAAGATGATACTATATAATGGAAGTATAAGTCAAGATAAATTTGATAAGGCAGATGCTGATGACCTAAGTAATGATGATTTCTTTAAGAGAAACTATGACTATAGATAATTAATAATAAAGTACACTTGCACTAAATAAATTTGTTTAATGCTTGTGTACTTTATTCTTTTTATTTATCTTTGCAATAAATTTAATGTAAGAATTTATAAAAGTAAAATATATGAGTGAGGTAGTACAATTCCCAGCTCAGCAGATACCTTTTAGCAGAAAGAATAAAGCATGGAGAAAGCAATGCCTAGATTGGGCAGACTCAAAGACTTTCTTTAATTATAGTCCTGTTAGAAATTCAGTAATTCATAAGAAGATTAATTATGATTTAATGAATGGGAAGTTACATATGCAGGACCTTGAGATTATACTTAATCCTGAACAAGTAAGGGAAAAGTTTACTCCTAGCTCTATTCAACACTACCCCATTATAAATAGTAAATTAAATGTACTCAGGGGCGAGGAAAGTAAGAGAGTATTTGACTTTAGAGTAATAGTCACTAATCCTAATGCTATTTCTGAAAAAGAGAATAGTAAGAAGGAGCAGGTATATGCAATGCTACAACAGTTAGTAGCTAACCAATCACAAAGTGAAGAGGATTATCAGAATAACCTTAATAAATTAGGAGATTACTTTACCTATGAATGGCAAGACATGAGAGAGGTAAGAGCTAATAGTATTCTTAATCACTATATTAAAGAATATGATATGCCTCTTATATTCAATGAAGGCTTCATGGATGCCATGACTATTGGAGAGGAAATATATCAATGTGATATTAGAGGAGGAGAGCCAGTTATAGAAAGAGTTAATCCTCTTAAAATAAGAGTATTTAAGTCTGGTTTTAGTAATAAGATTGAAGATGCTGACATTATACTCCTTGAAGACTATTGGTCTCCTGCTAAAATAATTGACTCTTATTATGATGTACTAACTCCAAAGGATAGAGAATACATAGAAAGTGGCCCTCCTGCTACTCTCGGCAGTACTAACAGTGTTGGGGAAAGGGATGAAAGACTTGGGTTTATCAATAATCATATGGTAGATGATATCATTGATAATGATGAAATGTTCTTTGACCCACTTAACATGTTTAGTGGTGCTAATAGTTCTCTACTACCATATGATATTGCTGGAAATATTAGAGTTCTAAGGATGTATTGGAAGTCAAGAAGGAGAATAAAGAAGGTTAAATCATATGACCCAGAGACAGGTGAAGAGGTTTATAACTTTTATCCTGAAAGCTATGTGATAGATAAGGATAGAGGAGAAGAAGAATGGATATATTATATTAATGAGGCTTGGGAGGGTACTAAGATAGGTGAAGACATTTATGTTAATATGAGGCCAAGACCTATTCAATATAATAGACTAAGTAATCCTTCAAGATGTCATTTTGGTATTGTAGGTTCAATATATAATCTAAATGATGATAAGCCATTTAGTATGGTTGATATGATGAAACCCTATAACTATATGTATGATGCTATACATGATAGACTTAATAAAGTGATAGCAAGGAATTGGGGTAAAATAGTTCAACTTGACCTTGCTAAAGTACCTAAGGGTTGGAATATAGACAAATGGCTTTATTATGCTAAACATAATAACTTAGCTGTAATTGACAGTTTCAAAGAAGGTAATATAGGTGCAGCTACTGGTAAGTTAGCTGGAGCCATGAGTGGTACTTCAGGTGTTATTGATGCAGAGCTTGGTAATGTAATACAGGGATATATATCAACACTTGAATATATTAAGTCTGAAATGTCTGATGTAGTTGGTATTACTAGACAAAGAGAAGGTCAAGTTAGCAACAGAGAAACAGTAGGTGGTGTTGAAAGAGCTACTCTGCAATCATCATATATTACAGAATGGTTGTTTACTATACATGATGATGTTAAAAGAAGAGCACTTGAGTGTTTCCTTGAAACAGCTAAGATAGCTCTTAAAGGTAGAAAAGAGAAGTTCCAATATATATTATCTGATGGCTCAATGAGAGTTACAGATATAGATGGGGGTGAGTTTGCAGAAGCAGATTATGGATTACTTGTTGACAATGGAAATGGTGTACAAGAACTTAATCAGAAACTTGATATGCTTGCTCAAGCAGCATTGCAAAATCAAACTATTAGCTTCTCTACTATAATGAAACTCTATTCATCAGCATCCCTTATTGAGAAACAAAGACTTGTTGAAAAGAATGAAAATGACCTTAAGGCAGCTCAAGAACAAGCTCAACAGCAGCAATTAAAGGCTCAACAAGAACAGGCTCAGATGATGGCTCAGGCTAAAGAACTTGAAACCAAGCAAAGAGAAGAAGCTAACATTAGAGATAATGAAACTAAAGTACTTGTTGCTAATATCACAGCTGAAGGGTATGTAAAAGCTTACAATGATGATGGTATAGAAGATACTTATAGTGAAAAAGATAAAGCTAAACTTGCTGAAGAAATAAGGCAGTTTGATAAGAGATTAGCTCTTGATAAAGAAAAGCTTGAACTTGAAAAGCATAAGGTTGAACAGAGTAATTCTATAAAAAGAGCACAACTCAAGAAAAAGAATTAATAATAAATAACTATGGGTAAAATAAGAGTTATAAAAGAAGGTAATCTTAGAGGTGCTACTGATAACCCTAATGATAAAATATATCCTGTTACTACATCAGAAGCAGTCTATGTGCCTGGTGTTGGTAAACTCACAGAGCATGTTCATCCAAGGATAATAGTTACTGAAGCTGAAATGGATGAACTTATTGCTAAAGGGCAACTTAAAGAAGGATATGATTATGCAATTATTGAAGATGAATAACTATGTTATATGATGGTAAAAATAATCATAGAGAAATAACAGGTATGGTACTTGGTGGTAAAAGAATTACCAAGTACTATACTGTTATAAATCATACAGCAAGACTTATTTGGGAAGGCATTAGAAGCTGCTTTGGCAGTGGATGGTGGATTAATGATAAGCCTTGGGTTAATGATGAAGGTTGGAAAAACTAATTTATAAATTATGGCAAAAAGAAACAAAAAAGTCAGCTATAACCCAATCAAGAGTATGTCAGAAGATTGGAGTTTAGACAGCAGAAATCAATTACCTTATAGCGGTGAATCTGTTCAGGCTTTTATTAAGCAAACTCTTAACAAAAAGACAGGCTATAGAGCTACCTCTAAAAACAGAGAGTCAGATGGATATTTCCATACAAGGAGCTTTGCTGATGAAGCTAGTTACCAATTATGGTTAGATAATCCTACAGAGAATAGTTCTTTAGTATTGCAGGATGAAATACTCCCAGATACTCATGAACAAGGAGCTAGTTATGTAGTAGGATTATTTACTACTTCTAATCAATCTTTAATTGTATCAACTGATGGTACTGTTAAATTAAAGATTAAGTTTACCTCACAAATGTATAATCCTATTACACAGACTACTGAGGAAACAGGTGAGTCAGGAACTCTCACAATAGAAAGAAGAGTGAATAGTACTAGTACTTGGAAAAAAGTAAGTAGTATGTCTATTATATCTGTTCCTTATGAGTCAACTCAATATACTGATATTGATATATCTAAGATATTGGAGACAGGTAATCAACAGATTAGAGTAGTAGTTAGAGGGGATAATAGTGGTGAAACTACAAAGTACCTTTCTTTTGTAAGTGTAGTAAAGACTACTTTGTCTCTATCTTTTGCAACTCAGTGGCAAACACCAATCTCAGGGTCAGTATTACAATTAGCATATAATATGCAAGGAGCTGTAGCTAAGACTCTTCACATTAGAATATATGGTATAGATGGAGTTAAATTTAGAGAAAATGAATTTACAATAGGAAGTTCTGTTTATATAGAAACTCCAAAAACATTTGAATTCTTTGACACAGACTCTGATGCAGTAAAAGTATTAGAGCATGGTATTCATAAGATAGAAGCTTGGTTAACAGTAGATAATGGAGATACTACCACTGATAAGGTGTATTCTCAAGTAATGGTAAATACTAATCCAAGTAATGAGAAAACTTATGTTATAATTAATAATGTTAAGCCTAAAGTAAGTAACTGGACTGAGACTACTATGTTTGACTATAGTGTCTATAATCCTAAAGCTAATAGTACTACAGTAAACTTTAACATTACTGACTATAAAGGAATTACAAGCTATTTGAGTTTCATAGCTAGTAATATACCTAATGGAGTTATACAGCATTTTAATAATATGTTTGAGGTAGAAAGTACAGCAAAGTCTCTTAATGCTTATCTACATACTACTAATAATGCCTCTGAAGATATTGCAAATGTAGTATCTTTTACTATAGATAACTCTGAAAGCTTTGCAGCTACTCCTGATGCTGACTTTATTCTTAACCCTAAAGTAAGAAGTAATAGTGAGAGTACTCCAAATACTATTATTAATAATAGTAATGGTAATGTTATTGGTTCTACTTTCAATAATTTTGCTTTTACAAATGATGGCTGGGTAGAAGATGAAAACCATATTAAATGTTTAAGAGTACCTGCTGGTAGAGAATTAAATATTGACTATGAGTCTTTCAGTGACTTTATAGGCACTTCTCAGAATACAGGTTCAGTTACTATAGAGTTTGACTTTAAGACTAAATATATAAGTGATGAAAACTTGCCTATTATAAGAATGTGTTCTTATGATAGTAATGGAAATCCTCTTGGCTTTGAATTAAAACCTCTTGAGGCTGTATTTATGACAGGAAGTAAGAAGGTTAGGGGAGACCAAGATATAATGTTCCAAGAAGGTGTTAGAACACATATTGCTGTTAATATAATCTATAATATAGCTTCAACAGGCATGAACTATATTAGACTATTTATTAATGGTATTATCAATAGGGAAATTGAGTATTTAGCTACAGATACTTTTGTAGGTTATGTTAATAGTATACAAACCTCACAAGGTATTAGAATAGGTTCTACTGGTGCTGACATTGATATCTATGGTATGAGGGTATATAAGAAGAAACTTTCATCAACTGATATCAGACAAGATTATATTGCAGCTTTGCCTTCAGTAACTCAGAAGATAGCTTTTAGAGATGCTAATGACATTCTCTCAGATGATGGTACTATATCATTCTCAAAGGCTTATGAAAAGTACAATTGTTTAATATGGACTGGCCCTGTTCCTTCATATTTAGCTAAATCAAGTATACCTAATGGAGGTACTCTTCAAATTCATATTCAAGGAGACCCACATCATTCAGGGGTTATAAATAACATGAGTATCAAGGGTCAAGGTTCTTCTTCTAAAGGTTATTGGAAATGGAATCACCAATATGGAATGAATAAAGACTCTGTGTTTACTCCTGATGAGGGAGCAGTTATCTCTGGTGCTTATCCTCTTACAGCAGATGTACCTGCTGCAAAGAAGTTAGTCACTAAGATTAACTGGGCATCTTCTATGCAAAGTCATAAGATGGGAGAGACAGAAGCTTATAATATCCTCTGGAAGAAGATAGTAGGAGGTAATAGTATTACTAACACTGAAGGTTTTGAAAAATGTAGAGCAGCTATTATTGAAAAACCATTCTTATACTTTGTAAGAGAGACCCCTGATAGTGAGCCAGTGTTTTACAGCTTTGCTACCTTTGGTCCAGGTAAGGCAGATAAACCTACCTTTGGTTATGATAAGAGTAAATTCCCTAATCTATTAATGCTTGAAGGTTCTGATAATGGTAAACCTCTCACTGAACATAGAGTACCTTGGATGGATGATGAGGTTACTTATAGTGAGCAAGAAGAGGCTTATATATATAATGGTGAAGTATCTTGGGACTATGATATGGGAAACCAAAAGAATGTTACTAAGTTTAGAGATGCCTTTAACTATGTCTTCCAACACTCTATCAGAATAGCTCCTCATGAAGGTAATTATACAGCTTTAGTAAATGATGTAGCAGCTGATAAAAATCTACAATATTGGATTACTGAGGATGAAAATACTTACAAGAAGTATGACCTATTTAGGTGGGATTATCTTACTAACTCTTGGGTGTATTCTTCTGTTCATAAGACTAGTGGTAATTATGATAAGTTCAATATTAATGAACAATGTGGTAATATAGCAAGTGGTCTTGATTGGCAGGCAATAAATCAAATGTTTATTACAGCTAGAATTAATGATGTTAGAGAGAATTTAGGTAAGTATTACAACATAAAAGATACTTTATTCTCTATGACTGAAATGAAGAAGATAGGTGCATCTGATAATAGATGTAAAAATATCTATCCTTATTTAGACCCAATCACTCAATTAATATGTTGGTATCAAGATGATGTTGACACTATTTTGTTAACAGATAATGTTAGTAGAAAGAATAAACCATATTATGTTGAAGAGCATGACTTAGACCCAACAGGTAATAACTATTGGAATGGAGAGGCTAATAATCTATTCAATCTATTAGAGGCTGCTTACCCTGATGAGCTTAGAGATATGATGAAAACTATTCTCACAACTATGGCTGAGATAGCTGGTTCACCTACTAAGTTTATGGATAAATATTTCTTTAGTGTACAAAGATATTTCCCTGCTGTTGCTTATAATGAGGTAGCAAGACTCTTGTATGAGGAAGCTTCTAAAGCAGTTAAAAATGGAACATACTCTAATGCCACTGCACCTATTATTCAATCTCTTGGAGACCAACTACAGGCTGAGCAGCAATGGTGGAAACTAAGAGAGATTTATTTATCATCATATGCAGGATATGGAGAATTTGCAGTTAGAGGTAATAACTGTTTGATGTTTAGGTCTATTAAGAAAACTACTGGTGATAACCCTACTTACTCATTCAAACTTACACCTGCAATGTGGTTGTATGTTCAAGGTGGTGTAGGACAAACAATGTTCTATGGTGTAGGTAAAACTAGACCACAGAGAGTAAAAGCTGGGGAAACTTATATACTTGATGGCATGACTGCTGATGGTAACACTGATGTATTTATTAATGGAGCTAATTATTATAAGTCATTTGGTCCATTTGGTGATAAGGCTTTAGGAGAAGCTTTCCAATTGTTTGGGGAAAGACTTACTGAATTTATAGTTGAAAGTAAGGATAATGTCACTGAGTTTAGACCAAATAGTATTACAATAAATTGTCCAGTATTAAAAACTCTGAAGTTAAAAGATATAGTAACTCTTTCTGGTACATTAGATGTTCAGAATGCTAATGTTTTGCAAGAGTTTAATGCTTCTGGCACTAAGTTTAACTCTATACTATTTTCAGCAACTCCTACATTAGTAAATGTTAATATGCCTGACACATTAACAGATTTGACTTTAAATGGACTTACTAATATAATAGACTCAAGATTGGTATTAGACTCTTATTCTAATTTATCAAAGATAGAAATAGCAAACTGTCCTAAGCTTGATGTGTTTAATATAGTCAATACTGCTTATCAAGCAGGAGCACCATTAAATAATGTTATAGCTCATGGTATAAATTGGAATATAAATGATACAGGATTAATAAGAAAACTTGCTGAGGTAAGAGCTAATTTATCTGGTAAAATAACTCTTGGAGAGGGTATAAATGTAGACACTCCCTTAAAGCTGAAATTTGTAGAAGCATGGGGTAATGTAGATATTTCTACTAACAAACTACAAGTAAGATATAGTAGTAGCAACCTTACTTCAATTAAAATTGTAGGTAAGAGCTATTGTAGTCAAGTTGGTAAATACTCATATAATCTTGTTGGTACCCCTGTAAATGGAAATAATATTATTCAGGTAAGATGGTCTATTACTAAAAATATATGGGCTACTATAAATAGTGATACTGGAGAATTAGATGTAATTAAGACTGGGGATGGCAATGACTCTCCTTTACCTACAGCTACAATTACCTGTGAGGTGACTAAATCAGACTTATCTGTAATTAGTTCTGCCTTAAAGGTTAATTTCTTCGCTAAGAAGGCTGCACTTGGTGATATAGTATATGCTGATGGCTCATATTCAGATGAATATGATAGTTCAAAAACTCCTATAGGTGTTTGTTTCTATATAAACCCTGATGATGAGACAGACAGACTAATGGTGTCTTTATATAGTTTGGGTAAAGATACCTGGGGACTTCAGAATGTAAATGGTATTGGAGTAGCTGGGGTAAGATTAGTAGATAGACCTAGTTATAATTGTTATGACGTGCCTATTCTTGAAAATGTTGTAGATGCAGGAACTGATTATGTCACTGATGCTAAATATAGAGAAGGGGTTAATGTAGATAGTCAAGGCTTCAAAATATTCCCTGAAAATTCAGCTGTAGCACAATTAAAGAAGAAACAGATTACATTACCTGAAGGTTTAGGAGATTACCATATGGGAGAATATATACCATATGGTCTATATAATACCTTACTTATTATAAAACATAGGGATATTATTTTATCAGATAGTGGAGTTAATCTTCCTATACCAAAGGCTACTAATATATCAGAGTATGATTCTCTCATGCAATGTATAAATGATATAGTACTTAGAAACACAGACTCTTATAGAGAGTACTATTACCCAGTAGCTTCTATGTGCTATGCTTATGAACCTAAAGTAAAACCTGGAGAAGTACTGAATGATAAGTTCAAAGCACATAAATGGTGGCTGCCTTCATTTGGGGAATTAGCTAGAATAGGCTATTATGTGCTACAAGGATATAGTTACAGTAATAAACAAGCCATATTTGCCTCTGCAAATAATAAGGGTCTACTAAGTATGCCTAGTTCCTGGGTTTGGTCCTCTACTGAGTATGTAGAAGACTACGTTTATGGACTAAATTTTGGTACTGGAGAGGTATATAACCTAGGTAATCATAAGAGTTTTATAAATGTTGAGAGTATTATAGCCGTAACTACATTTTAACATTGTAGGGAAAGGGCACACGCCCCTGACCCTTTATTAAAGAAGAGAGGCTTAATTTTCGCATAAAATTTTAATTAAAAAAAAAGGATAAACCATGAATTGGGAATATGGAGTAAAGCAGCCTAATATATTTATTAAAAATATAATATTAGGACAACAAGTTGCTACTATTAATTGCCTTGTCACTAAAACTAATGATGGATATAAATGGAAGTCATACACTTTACCCTCTAATGTTTTAGATTATGACTCTATTGCAAATGCAATAATATCAGATGAATACCCAACTGATAAAATGCAATCAGTTATAAACAACTACCTTATAGGTAAAGAAGACCCAGTTATATTAAAGGAATTTAATACTATGCAGGATTTTAGAGCTAAAGCTAAAGTTGAAGCTAAAGCTATTATGGACTATGTAGAGACAAATAATCTTTGGTATAGATAATAGATAGGGGGTAAGATTAATACTTACTCCCTATTTTTGGTTTATGTTAATATTAGTATTTTATTAATACTATTGTATAATACTGAAAAATTGTTTATATTTGCACCTCAAAAAAAAATAAGCATATGAAGAAATACCTATATATAATTATATTAGGTATATTACTTTCTTTAGTAGGAAGTACTGTAACCTATTATAAAAATGCTCAGAAATACAAAAGGCTCTACACTATATCTCGTAATAATGAGAGAGCTTATAATTATAGTGAAAAACAAGACCCTAATAAATCTTTATTATTCAAACAAACTATTAATGATTTAAGACAATCTAATGACTCTTTAATAAGAGAATTATTGAAGGTCAAGAAGGAGAAAAGAATAAAGGACAAAGATTTACAAGCAGCCTCTTATCAGTTATCAGCTGCTACTAAAACAGATACTATTAATTTTGTAGATACAATATTTGTAAATAAGGTAAACATAGATACTACATTAACTGATAAATGGTACAAACTAAACTTGTCTTTAAGATACCCAGCTACATTTGTAGTCACCCCCACATTTAATAGTGAGAGGTATGTACTAATAAGTACAAAGAAGGTCTATAATAATAAACCATCTAAAGTATTCTTTATAAGATGGTTTCAGAAAAAACACATTGAAGTAAGTGTAGATATCAAAGAGAAAAATCCTTATATTACTATTAATAAACAAAAATATGTAGAGGTAATTAAATGATTGGAAATGAGATTGTAATAGCTATTATAGGGGCTGTTTCTACTATGATAGGAACATTGACCTCTTGGTTAGTAGCAAGGAAAAAGTATAATGTTGAAATAGACAGTTCACTAATAGGGAACATGCAAAAATCTCTTGAGTTCTACATGAGACTATCTGATGATAATAAAGATAGACTGGAAGAAGCCTTAAAGAGAAATGAGAGGTTAGAGGAAGAAGTACAATTACTAAGAGAACAAGTAACTAACTTAATGCTTGAGTACCAGAAATCCTTAAAAATACAAGTTAAAACTAAGGATGCTGAGATAAGCAAAATTAAAAACAGACATAAAAATGGAGCTAACACTAAATAGAAAATATAATGGGCCTACTTATACAATAGGTAGCCTATTAGTTAATGGAGCATACTATTGTGATACTCTTGAAGACAGGAACAGAAAACTCTCAAGCACCATGAGTCTGGAAGAAATAAATAAGATAAAGGTGCATGGGGAAACAGCTATACCTTATGGTAAATATACTGTAACTCTTAATGTAAAGAGTACTAAGTATAGTAATTTCAACAAGTATAAGTATGCAGCTTTCACACAAGGATATATACCAAGACTTCTTAATGTTCCTGGCTTTGAAGGAATATTAATTCATGCAGGTAATAAGGATGCTGACACAGAGGGATGTATTCTTGTTGGAGAAAATAAAGTAAAAGGAAAGGTTATTAACAGTCAGACTACTTGGGTAAACTTATATAAGTTACTAAAGGAAGCTAATGATAATAAGGAGCCTATTACTATTACTATAGAATAGCCAAGGTTAAGTAAAAGGTTTATAGGATATAACAATTTTATTTATAATATTGTACATCCTATAAACTTTATTTAACTTTGCATTAGTTTAGCAAAACTAATATAGGAGAATATATAAATATGGAAGGATTAGATTTAGACAATATTCTTGATGAGACTGAAATAGGTCTTTTCAATGATACAGGTAAACAGGAAAATACTCCTCCTGCAAATGAGTCTTCAGATGAAGGCACTGAAGAGAGTAAAAATAATGAAGAAACAAACACTGCTGAGGTTGACCCAAACTCATTATTTGGTGAAGGTGAATCAGAGAGCGTAGGTAGTGAAGAACAAAATAATGAGGAAAAGGAAGACCCTGACTCTGATAAAGGTAAAGGCACTTCTCCTAACACTGACTTCTTCTCTTCCATTGCTGAAGCCTTAACAGAGGAAGGGGTGCTTCCAAACCTTAATGAAGAAACTATTAAGAATATTAAGACACCTGAAGACCTTAGGAAAGCTATTGATGAACACATTAAGTCAAACCTTAATGAGCAACAGCAAAGGGTTATAGATGCTCTCAACAATAATGTTGAGCCTGATGCCATAAGGCAATATGAAGGTGTACTTGGTTATCTTGATAGTATTAAGGAAGAAGACCTTAAATCTGAAGGTGAACAGTTTGAAAATCTTAGGTCTAGATTAATATATCAGGACTTTATAAATAGAGGTTTTGATAAGGCTAGGGCTGAAAGAGAAGTTAAAAAAGCACTTGATAATGGCACTGATATTGAGGATGCTATTGAAGCACTCAACAGTAATAAATCATTCTACAAGGATAGCTATAATAAACTTCTTGAAGATGCCAAGGTTTCACAAGAGGAGGAAGAGAATAAGAGGAAAGCAAGAGCCACCAAATTGAAGGACAGTATTTTTGATGATAATCAGAAGTTCTTTGGTGAAATTACTTTGGACAATGCTACTAAGCAAAAGGTATTTGATAGTATATCAAAACCTATTTATAAAGACCCTAAGACAGGGGAATTTTATACAGCAGTGCAAAAGTTTGAGTCTGAGCATAGTGATGAGTTTCTTGCAAAGTTAGGTCTTATTTTTACACTTACTGATGGCTTTAAGAACCTTGATGGTTTAGTTAAAGGTAAGGTAAAGAAAGAAGTAAAAAGAGGTTTAAGAGACCTTGAAGGTAAGATAAATAATACTTCAAGAGACAGCTATGGTAATCTTAGATTTAGCTCAGGAGTAGATGATAATGAGTCTTACCTTGGCAAGGGAATTAGACTTGCACTATAACTAATGAAATAATTTTTAATTAATTAAATTTATGGCTGTAAATTTGCTAGGTAAATTTCAAACCAGAGAGTTTTCTTATTGGAAAGGCTTGACAAAGGATAACCACCTTGGTGCTATCTTTCAAAGAGCACCACAGAAGGCTACTAACTTGATGGTTCAACTCTTGGCTTATCAAAGAGGTAAGACACTTGACACTCTGCTTAATCAATTCCCAACAAGAGAGTTTGAGAATGATGAGGAGTACACTTGGGATGTAATTGGTTCTTCAAGAAGAAATATCCCATTGCTTGAAGCAAGAGATGAGGATGGTGTTGTAGTAGAAGATAATGGTAAGATGATTGGTGCAGGCACTGCTCCTTTCTATTTAGTATTCCCAGAAGATTGGTTTGCTGATGGTGAGTTCATTGTAGGTAATCTCAATGAAATTTATCAGTTTAGAGTTCTTGGTGATGCTAGAATGGAAGGTACTAATGCAGTATATAAAGTAGAACTTGCAGGTGGTAATACTGAGGGTATTCCTGCTGAAAGACTACTTGCTGGTGAGAAGTTCTCTATTGAGGCAGCTTTTGTTGAGAGTGAACTTTCAAGAAAGGTTGGTGATGTAAGGTTCAGCTCAAGTGTAGCTATGAGAAATGAATTCTCTACAATCAGAATTCAGCACAAGGTGCCAGGTAACAAGATTAATAGAAAGCTTGCTGTAGGTATTCCTGTAGTAGACAATGGTAAAGTAACCACTATGAATATGTGGATGCACTATGTTGACTATGAGGTAGAACAGCAATTCTCTGATTATAAGAACAATGCACTTGCTTTTGGTAGGTCTAATAGAAATGCTAATGGTGAGTATATGAACATTGGTAAGTCAGGTGTATCTATTAAAACTGGTGCAGGTTTGTATGAGCAAATGGAAGTTGCTAATACTATGTTCTACAACCAGTTTAGCCTAAAGCTTATTGAGGATGCTCTATATGAACTATCAGCAGCTAAGCTTGGTATGGGTGATAGATACTTCCTTATTAAGACGGGTGAAAGAGGAGCTATTCAGTTCCACAAGGCTGTTCTTAAAGAGGTTAGTGGTTGGACTCAGTTTACACTAAATGGTGAAGCACTGGGTATTATACAGAAGACTCAATCTAATCTACATACAAATGCACTTTCAGCTGGCTTCCAGTTTGTTGAGTACAAAGCACCTAATGGTGTTAGGGTTAAGATTGATGTAGACCCATACTATGATGACCCTGTAAGAAACAAGATACAACATCCACTTGGTGGTCCTGCATTTAGCTACAGGTATGATATTATGGATATTGGTACTATGGACCAGCCTAATATCTTCAAGTGTGCTGTAAAGGGTGATACTGAGTATAGAGGTTATCAGTGGGGTATTAGAAACCCATTCACTGGTGAAAAGAATAACCCATATATGTCCTTTGATGAGGATGCAGCAGTTATACACAAGATGGCAACTCTTGGTATCTGTGTGCTTGACCCAACAAGAACATTGTCACTAATTCCTGCTGTACTTGCAGCATAAGGAATTATCAATATATAAGTAAGGTAGTAGTAATACTGCCTTACTATATATTTTTTTTTTTATTTGAAATAAATAATAAAACATAATAGGAGAAGATTATGCCAAGAATAAAGAATATGGATGAGAAGGTAGAGTATAGTAACCCAGAAATTGATAATATACCTGATACAACAGATATGGATTTACAAGAAGTAGCTAAGCCAGTTACTAAGGTTACTGAAGAGCCTAAGGCTACTAAAGTAATTGTAGATAGAGCACAGCTTATTAACTGTCTTAGAAATGAAAGAGTATGTGTTAAACATATACCTAAGCAATCAGGTATGATTACTGACCACAGACATGTACTATATGGAGGAATGGCTGAGACAGCTAAGAGAACTTTCACAGTACCATTGTTAAAGTCAGGAGCATTTGCAGATGTTCTTACTAAGAAGGAAAAGGATTTCCTTGAATATACTCTTGGTCTTGAAGCTAATGCCATGAGTGTATATAGAACTAATAATAACTTTTGGAGCACTGCCAATACTAATGGTATTTCAAGTGTAACTCTACTTAAACAAGACAATTTCTTTGATTTGTCTGACCCAACAGACTATATTAAATACAAGATATTGCTTGCTAATAAGGATTATATAGCTCCTTCATTACAAGCTCTTCAAGACCAACCTAAGGCTACTTATGAATTTGTCATTGTCTCTGACATAGAGAAGACTAAGGTAGCTACCAATAGAATGTCTTATAAGAAACAATGTTATAAAGAACTTGGTAAGGTTGAGGATAACATTGATATTATGAGACTTATCATTGAAACTATTGATGGTAGACCTACTGCTAAGAGTACTCAGCTTGATGTATTACAGACTAAAGCAGATGACCTTATTCAAGCTAATGCAGGTCTATTCCTCAAAGTAATCACTGACCCTCTCTTGTCAACTAAGGTGTTAATTAAGAAAGCAGTTGAGGCTGGAGTTATTGCTAATAGAGGTAATTACTTATACTTAAGAGATGGTAATCTTCCTCTATGTAATGATGGTCAAGACCCAACACTTAATATTGCTGCTATGTTCTTAAATGAGCCTAAGCATCAAGACCTTAAGTTTACTATAGAGGCTAAACTAAAGTAGTATGACACAAAAGGAATTTTCAGACCAATTTGATGTACTTTATAATAATATTACAAGTAATCAGGCTCCTGGTCTAAATGAATATGAAAAGTCAGTGTTCTTGACTAAAGCTCAAAATGAGCTGGTCAAGAATTACTTCAATCCTAAAGCTAATAAACTGCAAGAGGGATTTGACTCTAATTCTAAGAGACAATGGGATTTCTCAATGCTAATGAGAGTTAAGAATACCATTATCTCTTCTAATACAACTATTCAAAATGCTTTGAAGATTGACCCAAGAGGTTATTTATCCAGGCTACCAAGTGATTGTTTCTTAATTATAAATGAAACAATTACTGCAAGTGAAGGTAATATTATTAGGCAAATTATACCTATCTCATATGATGAATACACAAGGTTAATGTCTAAGCCATATAAAGAACCTCTTAAGTATCAGGCTTGGAGACTTATGATTTCAAGTAATGATAATGTACCTGTAGTAGAAGTTATTTTACCATTGAAGGATAGGAGTAAGACAGGAGTTACTTGGACTTATAATATTAGGTATGTTAAAAAGCCTATGCCTATAATCCTTGAAAACTTCAATGATGCTTTTGGTGAGGATATAAGTTTAGAGGGTAAGACAGGCTCTGAAGCAGAGTATTCTCATGGAGAATGTTGTGAGTTAGACTCTACTTGTCATGAAGAGATATTACAAAGAGCTGTAGAGTTAGCAAAGATAGCATGGACTGGTGATGTAAATGCTAATATACAAGCAGGACAAAGAAGTGAATAAAAGCTTATGACAACATCAGAATTTTCTAATGAATTTGATACTCTTATTTCAAGTTACTTGCAGTCCTCTAACTCTATGACTTTTGATGAGTATGAGAAGTCTGTATTTTTAACTAAGGCTGCACAAGACTTAGTAGTAGGATTATATAGTGGGAGATTAGATATACAAGGGGCATTTGAAAGTACTGAGGAACTAAGAAGATATTTAGATAGCTTAGTTAAAACTAAGTCTTATGATACTCCTAATACTTCAACTAATATTGGTGTTAGTGACTCCTCTGTATTTTATACCCTACCAAGTAATATTGCTTTTATAACACTTGAACAGATTATATTCAATGATACTACATTAGGATGTTTTGATGGTAGTAGAGCCAATGTAATGCCTATTACTCATGATGAATATAATAAGGTAAAGGATAATCCATTTAGAGGTCCTACAAGGTATAAAGCTTTAAGACTTGACTATGGTAATCATGAAGTAGAGATTATATCAAAGTATAAGGTTGGTAAATACCTTATTAAGTATGTTGAACAACCTAGTCCAATAGTACTTGAAAATTTACCAGATGATTTAAGTATAAATGGTGTAAGTGTTCAAACAGAGAGTACACTACATCCACTACTCCATAGGAAAATCCTTGAAATGGCTGTTAGAGAAGCACTATTATCAAGAGGTTCTCAATTCAAAAAGGAGTAATATTGTTTAATTAAACATTAAAAGAAAATGAACATTTTTTCAACTAATCAGGCAAATCAAGTGTATGTAGCTAAGGCACTGAAGGAAACTGTAGCTACATTAACAGATTTAGGTGACATTTTAGTTAAAGCTACACCTGACAAGTCAGCAATCTATTTTCAGCATAAAGGTGCTGGTGGCATTGTAAGAAGTGATTTGATTGAGGTTAAAAACATTCTTTGGGGTAAGACAACTAAGGCTAAGGATATGGCTAGAAAGCTTAAGGTAGCTACAGTAACCCTTGATGCTACAGTTAATAGTGGTAATCCTATTGCAGGTCAAGATTATATTCTGACTATAGCTTTTACTGGCTATGTAGGTATATCTCCTGAGGACTCTCAGTATTGGAAGCATGGTGTAGTTCATGCTACTAATGGTATGACAGCATCAGATTTCTATAAACAGATGGCACTAAGCCTTGCTAAGAATATGAGTAGAGAAGCTGTTAAGTTGGTGAAGATTACTCTTAGTGATGGCACTGAAGTACTTCCTAATACTAAAGCAAGTGCTTTAGCAGGTACTTACACTAACCTTGTTATTACTGAAGTAGAGCAAGATTGGATTCTTGGTACTAAGCAGCAAAAGGCACTTACCTTTGATGTAATACCTACTGAAGTAGATGTTAAGGAAGGAGATACTTATACTCCTACTAAATGGGGTGAGGTTGTTATTAGTGCTGGAGATCCAATTAAGAATGGTAAGCTAATGGCTGACTATGAGTACTTCCATATGGGTGAAAGAGGAGACCAATATAGAATGGTTGGCTTCCCTGACTATGTACCTACTAAGTACTTAGTTGACCCAAGTAAGGAATATGACACTATTGCACTGCATTATGCTTATGTAGGTTCTAATGAGAGTGTACAGAAGTCTGAGAAAGACATTACTCTAATTGTTCCTACAAAGGGTGTAGCAGCTCTTATTGCAAAGATTAATCCTTTGATTGCTGCTTCTGGTGTTGTACTTGCTGATGGTACAGTGTAAAAATATTAAAGGGAGGCAATTATGTCTCCCTTTATTTGTTTTAACTTAATAGTATTTATATGATTTCAATACAAGAACTAAGAGTAACAAATACTGGGGAAAGACTTATTATAGGAGCAAATGTAAGACAAGAGCCTTATTATGATAATGTATACGTAGATAAAGTAATCATAGATACTGAGGAAACTTATAGTGAAGGGGGTCCTTCATCTAAGCCTATATTTACCAAGCAATTTGAAGGTAATACTAAGGCTATTAGTCTTCAATTAGATAAATTAGACCTTAATGGTAATGAGCTTACTTCTCATTTATTCTTTGTTTATATAGTAGCAAAGGGTACTCCTGCCCCTGATACTCCATGCAGCATGGATAATATAAACACCTTAGGTGTTACTATGTATATGGGTAATTACTATAATACTTTCATGGGCTATATAAATGAAATGAATGGTAATAATTGTACTATACCTCAAGGTCTTATAGACCAAATACTTAGGTATGATGCTCTAAATGCTAGTATAGACTCTGGTCATTATATTAAAGGTATTGAATATTTTAATAAGTGGTTCAGTAAAACTTCCCCTATAACTGTTACCCATAACTGTGGTTGTCATGGATAACTTTGTATTTAATACCTTAGGGAAATACTTCACTAACTTAGCTAATACAGGCTATAGAAAGGACTCAGATGTTTTAAGGGTATTACTTCTTTCTCATATAAATAAGTTATTGAATAATGACTTTAGGGGATTTATTACTGAGGAAGACTATAAGAAGATAGAAAGAGCTTTATATTGTTTATATGGTAGCTCTTGTCTAATACCCTACCCAGATTATTATAATACAAAAAATCAAAGAGTTATGTATAATGGTAGTATATCAGAATTAACTCATAGAGTTATTAATACTGAAAAAGTAATAGATGAACTTAAGAAAACTGACATAGTAATACCTGGAGAAGATATTAAGGATGTAGATGACTTTAATATAGAAGGGTAATTATATTATCAATATAAATTTAATTATGCTCTTGCAGATATAGTAATATTTAACTATCTTTGCAAGAGCATTTTTATTATAATAATATGAGTACATATAAAGAATTAACTAGTATGGTTCTTGATGAATTAAAGATTATAAGTGATGACTCTTTAATACAAACAGAACACATAATATTTCTACTTGATAAGTATAGAACTTTCTTACTTAAACAAAGATATAGTGATATAAAGAAAGAAATACCTGAGTCAAATTATCAGACTATCTGTCTTGACTTAGAGCCTAAACAAGCATTTGAAGGTGATAGCTGTAGTAACAGCTACCTATGGAGTAAGCAAGAGATACCTAATATGCTTACTATTAGCACACCTAAGGTAAGTCCTATGGATTACTTTAGTGGTAATATTACCTATATAAATAGAGAGAGGTTTAAGTATGTAGGTAGTAATAGGTTCTTGCAGAATATAATCTATAGTACACTAGCTCCCAATAAACATTTATACTTAAAGTCAAGTAACCCACAATATAAATACCTTGAAAGAGTACAACTTACAGGAGTATTTGAAGATAGCTCAAAAGCTTCAGAGTTATCTTGTGATGCTAAAGCTTCAGGTAAATGTGATATACTTGACATGGATTTCCCAATAGAAGAAGGTCTTATACCTCAAATGATTGAGCTTATTGTGAAAGAATTAAGTGGTGTTGTTTATAGACCTGCTGATATAGTTAATAATGCTACTGATGACTTAAATAAGGTAAGTACTAAGTAATGAACTATGATGAATTTAGAGCTACTACTCTCAAGTTAAATAGTAAAAAGAATTTCAAGATAACTAATTCTTATGGTACTAAGGAGGCTTGGAGGTGGCTAAAGAAAAACAAATGGCTTAATATAGGTCAACCTATAACTGAGCATGACTTTGGTGTAATCATTAAGTCTATTAACTTATTCCTTCAAGACCAACTATTACAAGGTCATGACATTAACTTGCCAATAAATATGGGGAGAATTGAATTAAGGAAATTCAAAACATATATCAAAGTAGGTCAAGAAGGAGTAAAGACAAATATGATGGTGGATTGGAAGAGAACTCTTGAACTTTGGAATGAGGATGTAGAAGCTAAGAATAATAAAGTACTTGTTAGAATTGAAGCTAAGGAAATATTTAAGTTCTATTACAATAGGAATAAAGCTAAATATACTAATAAAACATTTTATGAGTTTTCTCCTACAAGGTCTTTTAAGAAGAGACTTAGTGATAAAATAAAAGATAATGAAATTGATGCTTTTTTAATAAATAAAGATGAGGTTTACTAATATAAAATTAATAATGGACAGGCTAACTAGGCATCCATTACTTCAAGATATACCATTTGAAACTGTAGTAGATTATACAGTAGACTTTATAAGAATAGTAGGTACTCCTCCTTCATTCTTAGATAAAACTGCTATCATAGATATAGTTGATTATAGAGGTATACTTCCTTGTGATTATTATGAAATGACACAAGTTAGACTTAATGATGGCTCTAAGAGAACTTTCAGATATACTACTGATAGTTTTCATATGAGTAATAATAAGCCAGAATTAAGTGATTTAACTTATAAGATACAAGGTAATTGTATATTTACTGCTCCATTAGAACAAGGTCAGATTGAAATAGCTTATCAAGCTATGCCAATGGATGAAGAGGGTTATCCATTAATACCAGACAATAGTTCTTATTCAAGAGCACTTGAAGCTTATATAAAGAGGGAATGGTTCACTATATTGTTTGACCAAGGTAAGCTTAATGGACAAGTGTTAGCAAGAGCAGACCAAGAATACTCATTCTATGTTGGTCAGGCTCAGAGTGAAATTATAATGCCAACCATTGACCAAATGGAAGCTATATCAAATATGTGGAATACTCTGTTACCAAGAGATGAACATAGGCATGGCTTCTTAGACAGTGGTACTCAATCACATATAATAAATCATTAATATGCTTAAACAAGACTCACATATATTTACAGGTATGCAGAGAGACTCAGCTATCTCTAAACAGAAAGCTGAATATCTTTGGGATGCTCATAATATAAGATTAACAGCAAGAGAGGGAGATACTCTATTTGCTATGACTAATGAAAAGGGCACCTCTCAAGTGGTGGATGGTAGTAATAACCAGATAACTATGAATGGTAGTTATTTGGGGCACTGTGTGCTTAATAACTATCTAACAGTATTCACCAAAGATAATAACTATGACTATATTTATAGGATTGAGAAAGGTAACCCTTTTAATATAACGCAGCTATTTAAGGGTGATCTGAAATTTGAGCTTAGTCATCCAATAGAAACTCTTGGTATATATGAGAATGAGCTTATACAGAAGGTATATTGGGTTGATGGTAAAAACCAACCTAGAGTCATTAACATAACTAAGGATAAACTTGACAATGCTGTGGTGAACTATAATAACAATAGTTTTGACTTTATTAAATCACTGGAGCTGAAGGATGTTCTACATATATATAAAGAAGCTAGTAATACTGGATTATTCCCAGCAGGTGTAATACAGTATGCCATAACATATTATAACAAGTATGGCCAGGAAAGTAATATTTCTCAAGTGTCTCCATTACTAAGCACTTCATATCCTGAAAGGGCTGGTTCACCTGAAGAGAAAATGGGCAATGCTTTTAGAATAGTGATTAATAATCCAGACAGAAACTTTGACTACATCAGAATATACTCTATATTCAGGACAAGCATTGATGCCACTCCTACAGTAAAAATAGTAAAGGATATACTTATTTCTGACATAAATAGCCAGACTCCTGATGGAGATGGGGTATATATGCCTTATGGTAATGTACAACATATACCAAGTACATTATTTATGAAGAAAGCCCCTATGACGAGAGTTCCACCCAGTCCTGATTTAGCCTATTATAATATTAGAAGTATAGAGTTCTATGATAGTAATAAGCCATTGGGTAAGATTACATCAACTGACTTAGATACAGATGAGCCTGGGTGTAATAATGAATTGCCAAGATTACTTCCTAAAGTAGCTAAAGTAAGTGGCTCATTCAAGACTGATACTGCAACTATAGAGGCTGATTTTTGGAAGATAAATAAGTCTGACTATCCTAACCTAATATTTAGGTTTAATAGGAGGACTTATGCCTTTGGTGATGCTGATTATATATTAATAGGGACTAAAGATACCATCACACAAGGAGATGGAATTTTGACTTTTCACTTTCCTATAATGGGAAAGAATAATAGCAATGATGATGCTAATATGTTAATCAGTGATACTGGTTCATTTAGCCTTGCAAATGATGCTGCCCTTGTATATATTGACAATAATGAAGGTGGTGAAACTATAGACCCTACAGTATTGTTATATGTAGGTGGAGAAAGTATAATAGCCAATACTCTTACACAAAAAGATGGCACTTTGTTTTTTGGTAATATACAAATATCAAGAAGTTCTATACCATCCAGTATAAAAGAAGCTATCAAAGGTAATCCTATTACTTTTAATACAAGATCATTATATCTTACCAGCATAGGAGGCTCTAATTACAGATATGCTAATACACTTACTGCTATAACGCCTGAGAGATATTCAGATAATCCAGCAGGATTTATGAAGGATGAACATTATAAGTTTGGTGTCCAATTTCAACACAGCAATGGTAAATGGTCAGAGCCTGTTTTAATAGGCAATGCTACAAACACAGTATCTCCAAGTATAGACCTTCAAGGGGATATAGCAGTACTAAATGTACCACAAGCTACTTGTGTATTAAATAATCTTGATACAACAATTCTACTAAAGTTAGGATATAAAAAAGCTAGAGGTGTAGTAGTATTACCCTCCTTACAAGATAGAATAGTAGTGGCTAAAGGAATGTTATGCCCAACAGTATATAATATTATGGATAGAATAAATAATGCTCCTTATGTTCAGTCTTCATGGTTCTTAAGACCATTTCCAGGTTCAGGAAATGATTCAGTTGATAATATTTCAAATGGAGCTACTGCGCAATATCATCATTATAAATCATTATTTGGGGGAGATAGTAGAGCATCAGAGATACAAGGAGTTCCACAAGAACTATCAGATATATATATTGGTGAATATGGCAATCAAGTAAGTAATAAGGGAGCTAAGGGAGTTTCCTCTCCAAGTGGTAGTATATATATTAAGGATGGTTATAGTGATGAGGATGAAAATTATCAGCTTATAGATAGGAAAAACTGGGGAAATATATATGGTGTAGACCAAAGTATAGTCACAATGCACTCTCCTGATATAGAATTTGATGATAACTTTGCCTCATTAAATTATTCCCAGTTTAACTTTAATATAGTAGGTAGAATTCCATTCAATTCAAGTTTTGGGGATATAGATATATCCACATCAAGTCCTCCTATTGCTGGTGAGTCAGGAGGATTTCAACATAGAACTATGTTTTCAACAAATACCTTTGCTGCAAAGAGTTTATTATCTGGATTATTCTATGAGGACTTCTTAGTAGATGAAAATAAGGATGCTGACAAGTATACTAAATATTCTAGTGAAAAATATCCTTGGTTATATATGATATACCCTTGGCATAAGTCAGGGTCTCTTAATAATGATGCCATAAGACCAGCTAATGCTGGGGCTAGGTCTGCTGTGTTAAAAAGAAAGGTTATATCTAATATTAAATTTAGTAATAATAATGACTGGAAGGATAAAAAAGGTATAAGAATAAGTAAGATACAGTTATTTAATAGTGACCAAGTTACTGCACTAAAACTAAGTGATAAAGTATATTATGGTAATATTGACACTATGGCTATTCCTATGAAGGCTTATGGCAATATATTTGCAACAGGAGGTTCTACTCCTTCAGTAGGAATCCTAAATAGTACCTTATGGAATTTTAATCTAAAGCCTAGTTTTACTGACACACAATTGTATTTTAATACTCAATGGGGGCTTTATCCTTACCCAGTATCTCATGAACAATGGTATGATAGACAAGCTGAGTCTGTTGGTAAAGAGGATCCCAAGCTTAGAGTTACTAAAGAAAGTATTAGAATAAAATATAAGACTACTCCTCATGTAATGTTTAGCCTTACTGACAGTGACCTAGAAACTATATATAATAGTATGTTTACTGCTCAATACCCCTCATTATTAATAGGGGAGCTTACAAGGGATAATACTTCTAACTTTGAGAATAATGATGAAGCTAACTTAAAAAATTGCTTATGGTTACCAGCAGGAGATTCTGTCCCTATAGCACCAAATATGGCTATTACTTTTAAGTATGGTGATACCTATTATCAGAGGTATGACTGCCTTAAGACTTATCCTTTTTCTCTTGAAGACCCAAACAGTATTGTTGAAATAGGCTCTTTTATGTGTGAAACTAGGATTAACATTGATGGTAGGTATGATAAGAATAGGGGTAATATTTCTAATTTGAATATATTAAATACTAATTTCAATAAGATTAACCCTATATATACACAAAAAGATAATTTCTTCAATTATAGGGTATTAGATAATGACTATTACAAGATTGACAAATATCCAACATCAGTTACTTGGACTAAGACTAAAACATCTGCATCTGATGTAGACACTTGGACCAATATTACTCTTGCTAACATATTAGACCTTGAAGGAGATAAGGGAGAAGTTACTTCATTAAATACTTATAATGATAATATTTTCTGCTTTCAACAACAGGGAATTAGCAACATTCTATTCAATAGTAGAGTGCAAATTCCTACTTCTGATGGAGTACCTGTGGAGATAAGTAATAACTACAAAGTTGATGGTAAAAGGTATCTTAGTGGAGACTTAGGATGTATTAATAAATGGTCTATACAGGTAACTTCAAGTGGTATATATTTTATAGAGAGTACTACTAAGGCACTGTATCATCTAAGTGAAAAAGGACTTATGGCTATCAGTGACTCTCATGGAATGGATAATTTCTTTAATACTTTTAGCAAATCCACTACAGTGTGGGATAATAGGTGGTTAGGGGTAAAATCATTTTATGATAAGAACTACAATGATTTATACATATCTGATGCTGATACTTCTATTAATTTTTCTGATACACTAGGGCAGTTTATTTCTTTCTTTGATTATGGAGGAATACCAGGCATGTTTAATATAGGCAATGAATTCTATGCTATTAAAAATGATGGTCCTACCTGTAGTCTTTGGAGAATGTTTAATGGCGAATATAATAATTTCTTTGGTGAACTAAAACCTTATGATTTTACCTTTGTCTCTAATTCTAATGAAGGAGGTGATAAAATATTTACCAACTTAATGCTCAGAGCTGATTTCTATCAAGATGGAGTAGACAAGGTAGTAGGGGGTGGGGGTAGTGTTACTTATACTCCTTACAAGAATAGGTTAAATAGTAAACTATTCTTTGACTATGTTCAAGCATATAATGAATATCAAGATACTGGTAAAGTCCCTCTTACTTTCAAGAATGCTAAGCCTTCTAATCTTAAGAAGAAGTTTAGATTATGGGCACTTGATATACCAAGAGATAAACATAATAGACTTGATAGAATTAGGAATAATTGGACATATATTAAATTAGGTAATAATACAGTTCAACCAAATGCTACAGATGTTGAAAAAGCAAATAGTAGTTTAGGGTCTAATAGACATATGATATTACATGATGTGACTGTAGGCTTTCATATATAATATTAAGGGGGTGTAAGTAAATTACTTGCATTCCCTTTAATTTTTTCAATAAGTACTTGTTTAATCAAGTACTTTTATTTAACTTTGCATAAATAATTATTAATATTATGGCTAATAAAAAACAAACATACATACTTGTTCCTAATTACTATGATTTAGGAGGAGATATAGTAGCAGGTAAAGGTCTTGGCAGCATTGGTCAGAGTATGGGCAAACTAGGAGGAGGAGCACTTGGTGCTATTGGAGGCATGGTAGGAGGTATGGCAGGCAATGCCATTGCAGGTGGCTTAACTTCTGGTGCAGGCAATGTAATCAATGGACTTAGCAATATAGCAGGTGCTATTCCAGGTCCTTGGGGAGCTGTAGCAAGTGCAGGATTAAAAGTTGTAGGAGGTCTTGTTAATAGAGCTTTTGGTTCTAAAATGAACACAGAAAATATTAACAAAATAGAAACTGGAGTTAATAAGATAAAGAGCTTTACTTCTGATGTTGGTAGCTTTGATGCACTTGGAAATGCCATGGCTTCAGCGCCAGCGAGTATAGGATTTAGTCAGTCAACTGTAGGTAAGGATGGTTGGTTTTCAAGTAAAGCTAAAAAGAAATATAATGAACTTAAAGCTGATGCTCAGGCAGCTAGTGATTGGGTAGATAATAGTTTTATGAATAACTTAGCTAATATAAAAGATAGTCAAAATGATATGCTTATGGCTAACTACTCTGCATTTGGTGGCCCTATAGACTTTGGTTATATGCCAATAGGAAGTGCTATTGATTATGAAGTAGCCCAAAGAAAATTAGAGCAAGGTGATTTAGAGGCTCAAACTAAGGGAGTAACTAAACAAGCTTACATTCCTCCTATATATGCTTTAGGAGGTAATTTACAAACTAATGGTATGGATTGGACTAATGGTATTACTCTTGTTGATAATGGTGGTACTCATGAGCAAAATCCTCTACAAGGTGTGCCTATGGGAGTAGATAATCAAGGTAAACCTAATTTAGTTGAGGAAGGGGAGGTTATTTGGAATAACTATGTATTTAGTAATAGAATACCTATTCCTGATGAATTAGCTAAATCATTAAAGATACAAGGTAAGAATATGACATTTGCTGATGCTGCTAAGAAAGCTCAAAAAGAGTCTCAGGAAAGACCTAATGACCCTATTAGTAGAAGAGGTTTACAGGCAGCTATGGCAAAATTGCAAGCAGCACAAGAGGCTTTTAAGCAACAGTTTGCTGGTCAACAAGGAGATAATAATGGACAAAGGTATGCAGAGGGAGGTGATTTAAGAAGTAGACTTAGTGCAATAGACCTTAGTGCATTCCCATTATATGCAAATTATATTCACCCTAAAGGTTCTACTGCTTATGGCTTTATGAATAAGCCAGCTAATGTACCAGCTAAAGATGGTGGTGGGTTTGCTTATTATAAGGATGGTAAGTATGACCAAGGTTACTTAGACTTTGTAAATAATGTCAGTGATGATGATGCTAAGGTAATAGCAGATTATATAAAAGATTATACAGGTAAAGTATTAACCCCAGCACAACTTAGAGCTAATGCTACTGACATTGGTAAAAAGGGAGGTGGTTATGGTGTAGCTCACCAAATGCTTGGTCAACTATATACTAATAAGGTTAATGCTCCTATTACAAATAATTGGACAGGTACTAAAGGTACTTATGAATGGGGATTTGGTCCAGGCCTTGATAACTTCTGGCAAGCACAAGGTAAAGCAGATAATTCTAATAATAATGAAATAGCTGGGGCTATAGCTAATGGTGCTAACCCTTGGGAAGCTTCAACTCACTATAATACTACTTATGTGAATAATCAAGGTGATAGTGGTATAAAGGTGCCAGAAGAAGTTACTAAACCAGCATCAACTAATCCTAATAAACCCATTGACTCTGGTGGAGACTCACCACTTGCATATCTTAGATATGCTCCTGCAATAGGTGCAGGTTTAGGAGTATTCTCTGACCTCATGGGGTGGACTAATAAACCTAATTATGCTAATGCTGACTTTGCCCTTAATTCTACTAATGGTCTTAGAGATGTTCAATTTAAGCCTATAGGTGATTATATGGGATATACACCTCTTGATAGAGAGTTTTATATCAACCAACTTAATGCACAAGCAGGTAGTACAAGGAGAGCAATTACTAATAACTCTGGTGGTAATAGAGGTCAAGCTATGGCAGGAATACTTGCAGCAGACTATGGTGCTCAGGGACAACTTGGGCAATTAGCTAGACAAGCTGAAGAATATAATTTAGGTCAAAGAGAAAGAGTAGCTAACTTTAATAGAGGTACTAATATGTTTAATAGTGAGAATGACCTTAAAGCTCAAATGGCTAATAATAGTAATAGAGAATTACAAATGAGAGGTGCTCTTACTGCTGCTCAAATGAGAGATGCTGCTGAGGCTAGAGCTAGTGCTGGTAGGTCAGCTAATCTTACTAACTTCTTTGATAGTCTTGGTAATATTGGTATAGACACTATTAATAGACAAGATAGAGATAGACTTATTAGAGCTGGAGTATTTGGTACACTTAGCCAAAGACCTTATGGTTGGTCTGATAAAAGGTGGCAAGCATACCAAGATGCTGTACAAGGTAATGGCTTTGATGATGAAAAGAAAGCTAATGGTGGTAGAATTAAAACTAGAAAGAAAAAAGGTTTAACTATATAATTATGGCAAATTACAGTTTAGTAATAAATAGTAAGTTTCAACCATTCTCTTTTGAAAGGTATATACAGCCATTACAAATGTATGGTGCAGCCTTCAAAGAACAACAAGATGCCTTGAATGAAATAGATACCAAGGCATCTGTTTGGGAGAACTTAGCTAATGAACAAACAGACCCTGAGACTTATAAACAGTATAAAGCATTTGCAGATGATTTACACAGTCAGGCTGAGAGTATAAGTAAGTATGGTATTAATACTTCTTCAAGACAAGCAATGCTTGATATGAGGTCAAGATATGCAAGAGAGATTACTCCTATTGAACAAGCTTATAATAAGAGAGCAGCTGATATTGCAAGACAACAGAAGTTAAGTGATGCTACTGGTGGTAAAACAGTGTTTACCAGAACAGCAGCAACTACTTCTCTTGATGATTACAGAAAGGGAGTAGAGGACTTTGGACAAGCTAACTTAGACCAAATAATGCAGGAAAGTGCAGCTGGTGCTAAGGCAATGTCTGCAAGAATATTTAGTAGAGAGGAAGAAAAGAATGCTTTCAATGGAGACTATTATGCTTTAGTACAAAGACAAGGTTTAACTCCTGAGGAAGCTACTAAGGTACTTGCAGGAAGTGGTAAATACCCTGAGTTTACAAAATACATAGAAGATACTAAGTCTAAGTATAATATAGGTGACTATGATAAAGTATCTCAAGATAGAATAGGCTCAGCTATTATGCAAGGTATAAATGCTGGTATGGTATACCAAGAGAATTATACTCCTGTTAATAATTGGAGAGGTCAAGAGAACTTAAGCTTTAATCATAGAATGCAGCAGCAGAATGATGCTCAGGCATTCCAAGCATCAGAGAGTGAAAAGGCTAGAAAGTTCCAAGAGAGTATGGTTACTCCAAGACCTATAGCAGGAACTGATAATTACTATGATCCTAAGACAGGAATGATAATAGATAAGAAAGGTGCTATAGTAGGTAACTATAAGGTTCAACAGCAACTACTTAAACAAGAGCAAAATAAAGCTCTGAAAAAGGAGGAGGCTCTATCTAAAGCTTCTACAACAGAAGATGTTAAAAAGCTGGGTTATAAGCCAATATTTAGTACTCAACATCATCACTCATTTACAGAGGGAGGAGTCTGGGTCTCTGGTGCCCCAGGTGAAAACTGGACTGGAGTACCTCATGTACTTAATGATTGGTTTACTAATACTAACTTAATTGATGATAGTGGTGACTTCTCTTACAAAGTTCCTTCTACTGCTTATGCCAGCATAGTTAAACCTAAGGATTACTCAACAATTCCTGAGGCAGCTATGAAAGAGATTTATAGTCAAATACAGCAGAGAGGTGTAGACCCTGCGAAAGATGATTTACAAATAATGAGAGTGTCAGGTAAGGGTGATAGAACTAATGATTATGATTATATAGTTTTCAAGAAAGAATAAATAGTAATTAAAATGCCAACATTAGATGAAATAAGAAGACTTACAGCTAATAGTAGAAGTGTAAGTGACAAAACAGCTTTACAAACTATACAAGGGAAACCAGCAACAGCTGGGAGTACCCTTGTAAAAGCCCCTCATATAAACTCCTATAGTGCTGCTCAAAGTCTTCAGGATGTACATGATAGATATGCTGAAATGGAGTCAGCTTATCAAAGTGAATTAGCTAATATGAAAAGGACTTTGCATGTAGGGCAAGGTATAAATTCTACAGCTATAGATGATATAAGAAATGTAGCCTCAAAAACATCTGCATACTATAAAAAGTTCAATGGTACTGATTACTTAGATATAAGTAATGAAGATTGGATGAGAATAGCTGCGCAATATAGAGCCTTAGAAAAAACTAAAGGTCAAGATGAAGCTGCACATTTCCTTAATGGTCAGATAAGAGATAATGTATCTCACAATCAAGGTATACGTGAGAAAATTAGGTATGGGCTTGAGGGCATAGGTTCTTCAGCTATGGGTGCTGTAATTTCATTTGCTGGTGCTCTTAAAGGTGCTATTGATTATTTTGATGGTGCACATGAGGATAAAAGTTATCTAAGTGGATTTGGTAACTTTATGGACTCAGTAATAGATAATAGCTGGACTAGATATGGAAATGACATAGTACAATATGGTGCCTTTTTACCAAGTCACATTAAAGAAGCAAAATCATATGCTACTCCTTATGAAGGAGGTATTAGTAATCTCGATGTTACACAAACTCAAGGGCAAGCTGAAGGGTCTGATAGTTTCTATGACCAAATATTTAATGTAAATACTGTACCTTTAGCAGTACAACAAGGAGGATTTACAGTTGCTTCTATGGGTCTTGGATGGGGTGAGGCTAAGATAGCTGGTCTTGCTTTCCAAGGTGCTAAAGAAGCTACAATGGCAGCTAAGGGATTAGGAGCAATAAAGTCATTAACTGCTACTAAGAATATACTTGCTGGTTTACAAAAAGCTGAAAATTGGACTAGTAAGTTTATAATCCCAGGCTTAACAGGTACAGCTGAGGGACTTGTTGAGGGATTAAATACTAAACAACAAGCTCTACAAGATGGTGTTGAAGCTGTAAAGCAAGCTCAAGCAGAGGCTGTATCTAATGAGGTAAACAAGGTATTATCTAATAGTAAGTCTATCACCAATAAAGAAACTGGAGCTACAACCTATTATGATAAGAATGGAAGACCTATAAATATAGATGAACTATATAAGCAAAAGTGGAAAGAATTAGAGCCTAAGTATAATGAAGCTTTACAGCAAGTTGATTATGCTGCTTCTAAGGCTGGTATTAATAACTTCTTCTTTAACTCTGCTATAAATGGCCTTATGAATACCACTTTGAAAGCAGGTCTTCAATCAGCTGGAGTACAGAAGGCACTTCAAAACAGTAGATTATTTAGATGGGCACAACCAAGAGGAAACTTTAATATAACAGGAGAAGGAAGTAATATTACAGTTGCTCCTAAGTTTGGTCTTGGTAAACAAGCATGGCAACTTATTAAAGAGCCTCTTGGTGAATTTGGTGAGGAATATGCTCAAAGTATTTCAGATGCTACAGCAAGAGGGGGGGCAACTGATAATATTCACCAGTTTATAGAGAACAAATATAATGGTAATAATAGTGCTAAAATTGGTGATGATTTTGCAAGTAGTTGGGGTGCTGCATGGTCAGCATTAACTAACTCTACTACTGACCAAGAGTCTCTCAAGCAAGGTGTTTATGGAGCTTTATCTTCTATAATTGGTACACCAGCTCTTGGTAGAAGAGCTGTTACTGCTGATGGTAAAAAGACCTACTTTGGTAGAGGACTTAATGCTGCTGGTGAAAGAGAGTCAACTTTTGAGTGGTTATCCAGAATTACTCCTTGGAGAAGTGGGTTGCTAAATACCTATAATGAGAGCAAAAGACAAAGGCAGGAGGCTCAAGAAACTGCACAACAACTACAAGACTGGCTTAGGGATGGAAATAACATGAGTAAGTTTGATGGTCTTGTTGGTACAAGAACATGGGCACAGAATATGGAAACTTCTGCTGCAACTAATGATGAGTTTGGTTTTAGAAATAGTCTTCTTGGTAAAACTATTAATGATGCCTTTATGTTAGAGAAACTTAAAGGTACTCAATATTATGATGCTATCATAAATCAATTATCAGAAGCAGCAAATCTTGAAGAAGGTACTGATTTAGCTAATCAATATATAAAAGAACTTAGAGAAAATAAAGAGACTGACTTTGATGATAGTATTAGTGATGGAGCTATTCTTAAAAGTATTAAGAGCAATGCTAATAGAATGCTTAGCACTATGTCAAGAATACAAGAGGAGTCTGATAAAATAGACCAACTTCTTGGTGATGTAGATGAAGACACTAAACAGACTCTTATATTTGGTCAATTAAATCTTGATGATTGGAATGAAAGAAGTGGTCAATTATCTAATGAGATTAATGGGATAACTTCTCATATAGAGAACTCTGTTGAAGATAGAGATGGTTTAACTAAAGCTCAACAAAAGGTTCTTGCTAAATATGGTACTTTTGCTACTGCAAGTAGACAAAGCTTCAAACTTCAAGAACAAAAGTCAAGTCTTGAAGAAGATATTAAGAACCTTAATAGTAGAAAGAAAGAATTAACTGACAAAGAAAAAGCAACTCTTAAGGATAAGAAAGTAAGGCTTAATACTATTAATAAAGAGCTTAACTTCATTGACTCTGTGGGAGAAGTTAGTGAAGACCAGACTATACTTAGTGAGAAAGATATAATGGCTTTAGACCCTATTAGTAGGGCTAATATGCTACTTAGAGGTAGTAAGAAGTTATATACAAGCACTCATACTGATAGTCAAGGAAATGAAGTTAGTGAAACCAGAGCTTTTTATAGCCCTGCACAACAAGCTGTCATTGATAATCTTATTCAACAAGGTACTGCTATTGACAGAGACTTCTTAAGTAAAGTAGTTGACCAAGGTAGAATTGAGAATAGTAGGAAGACTTTCATGGAGCAATATAATGCCATTCTCTCAGATAAAGACAGCTTTAATCATATAGTACATAGAGCTAAACAACAAGCTGCTGATGTATTAACTAAGAAAAGATTTGAGTTATTAAATGGTATACAAGATTATTCTCAGTTTGCTGATGAAATGGATAAAGTGCTTTTAGAGGAAGGTACTAGAGCACAATCTATGATAATGAGAGGGCTTGATAATAGCAAGAATGAAAACTTTGCTAGATATAAGGCTACTAAGCAAACTACTGAAGACCTATTTAATAAGTTAGCTACTGATGATAAATTTAATGGCATGGATGGTAATACTGCTGACATGTTTGCTCATACAGTAACTTACTTAAATAACCAAGGAGTTGACTTACATGATACTAATGCAGTGACTGATGCTCTTACAAAGTCTGATGAGAATGGTAATCTATTTCAGCAATATGTTGAAAGAGTAAATGAGTCTTTACCAGAGAATGAAAGGACAGTGTTTACTTCTGTTCCTGAGGCTATTCAGACATACAAGGATGTTCTTGAAGATGTTATTAAAGATAGAGAGGAAACTGCCAGAAATACCAGACCTGTTATTCCTGAAGCTACAAAGCCAGAAGACTCTAAACCAGCAAGTGCTCCTGCTGCTAAAGAGCAACCTGGTTCAAGTATCTTTGACCAATTAGGTAATAATAGTGCTGATGATGGGTTTACTAATGAAGAAAAAGAAGGCAAACCTATTGAGGTAGAACAAGAAGTTAAACCTGTTCATACAGATGAAGTAGTTAATTCTGCTGAAAAAGAAGCTGAGAGAATAAATACTGAGTCTGAGAGAAAGTCTGTTGGTCAGGAAGAGGGTAAAGATAGGGAGGTTAATAACAGTGAGACTACTACCAATGACCCTATTATAGATGCTTTTGAGACCAACAGTAATAAGGCTGTTGCAGGTGTTGCTAAAAGAAGTAAGGACTTTGTAAAAGGTGCATCAGATACTTATAGCAATGAGGCTAAAAAGATAGCAGATGATAGTATAAATAGTCTTAGTGAGAATGAGTTTGATAATGTAGATGATATAAAGTCAGCTATTACAAGAAAGGCTAATGAATTAGAGTCTAAGGAAGATGAACACTCAGCACAAGCTGCTACTTTATTAAGACAAGCTATAGCAAATATTAAGACTGAGACTAAGGTTGAAGATACTTCAAGAGGTACATCTGTCTTTGATAAATTAAAAAGAGAAGCTGAAAGAAAGAATAGACAAATAGAACAAACCATGAACCCTAATGCAGGACCTAATGCAGGGTTTATAGCTAGTTCTAATATGGAGTATATAGTTGAACATTATCCTGATGGTCCTATGGCTAAGTTCATTCAGGCTCATGGTATTCTTGATTATCTAAAGTCAGAAAAGATTACAGGTGATACTAATGTTTACTTTATTACAGATGAGAATCTTACTAATGATGTTAAACAGAGTATGGGTGACAAATATAGGGATGGGGCAATGCCTATAATAGCTGTAGTAGAAGATAAGAATGGTCAGTATGAAATAAATGGAAAGCATTATCAACCTATTGCAACAATGCCAGCAGACAATATGTTGTACTCAGCTGGTAGTGCTAACATGGTTAGAATAAGAGAAGCTGCAAATAGTAATACTGGAGTATCTTTTATAAACTATGAGGATAAACCATTAGTTACTAAGCCTTATGGTAAAGGTGGTTTTATTAAAGCAAGGTCAGTAGATAAGGACTACAAAGGCCCTAATAATAATATTCAGGATTTGCTTATTAGTGATTTACTTCCTACAGAACAAGATGAAATAAGTAATCTATCTGCTAAAGATAGGAAGAAAAACCCTCTATATAGTAAGTCTAAAAGAAGATTTATAAAAGGACTTCAAGTTAAACATATTGATGGGGCAAAGCGCCTTGTTTTTAGACAAAGTAATCTAAAAGATGGTGGAGGAAATGATGTTATATTATTTACAACTCTTTTAGGTAATACTTTAGGTAGAACTTCTGGTAAGTCAATAGTTCAGACAGTTGCTGATGGTGAAAGCTTAGTACACTTTAATAGTAGAACTGAAGGTGTTGAGAGAGAAATAGCTACTATGCTCAAGACTATGCCTGAAACAGCTACAGGTACTAGTGAGACTATTGATGAGATTGAGGGAATGGCTACTAACTTAGGTAAGAAGATTAGTAATTATATATTCCTTTCTCAAAATGGTTACAACTATGTTATTAAAGCTACTGATAAGGTAGAGGGTAATGAGAGAGTATTCAATATATCTCTTCAAGACCAAGAAGGTAACACTATACATCTTGCTAATTTCAACAAGAATTCTTCATCTGAGGAAGTAGCAGGGGAGTTACTAAAAAACTTATTAACTGATAATGGTAAAATAAGAACATCTGGTTCAAGAGAGTTGGCTAAATGGCAAGTTAATTACAATGATGTTAATGAAATGAGTAAAAACTCAATGGCAGCTTCTAATGTAAATGATTGGGTTGAAGACAACATTCTTGAGGCAAGAGCCACTGCACTAACATATAGAGTAAGTGGCATTAATCTTAATAACCCATTCAAGCAAAATGGTACTCCAAGATATCCTACTATAGCTAATTCAGACAATGCTACACCTGCTATACCAGTTAATACTCCAACAGTAACTACTGACCAAGTAAGTACAGATGGTGCAACTATTGATGCTAACACTGGTGCTGTAGTTGAGGGTAAACCTACTATTAGAGATAATGAAGCTGTTAAAACTGCTGAGTCTAAAGTAAAAGAGATAACTGAGAGGTCTAAAACCTTTGAGTTAACAGAAGATGGCAAGAATTATAGAAATACTAAGACAGGTAAGTTATATTCAAGAGTAACTTCTATATTATCAGCTGATGAAACTGCTGGTGACAAGTTTGACTCTAATAGTCCCTGGGTATTACCTTCAACAAATATAGGTACTTCAGTTGATGAATTTGTAAGAGATTTCTTTGCAGGAAACTTAAAGGAGAGTTATCCAAATGCTACTAAAGAACAATGGAATAAGTTTGCAGAACAACTACAAATACTAAAAAATAGATTTGAAGCTGCTGGCATTCACATAGTTCCAAGAGACATAGTAGCTGCTGGTACTTTACAAATAGCTGATGCAAAAGAAAATATACATGATGTAAATGTTGCAGGAACACTAGATTTACTTGCTTATAATGATAAAGGTGAGTTCTTTGTATTTGATATGAAGACCCTCCACAATCCTAATTCTATAGAGAGTAAAAAGCACAAGTGGGGGCAACAAACATCTTTATATCAGAAGTTCTTGGAGAATGAGTTTGGTATAAAAGTTAAAGGTAGATTTATAATTCCTATTCAAGTAAGTTATCCAAGTCCTCATTCTGTTAACTATGAGCAAGGAGAAGGCACTCAAATAAATATGAATGGGCAAGAGTTTATGCAAGCTAATCCTAATTTGATGGAGGCTGTGTCAGTAGACTACATAGAGCCTAATATAATGTGGGATAAAATGGCAGAAGATGAAAGAGAATTAGCAAGTAATATTGCTAAAGAGTCAGAAACTCCTATCACAGAAGAGCCTGTAGAAATGCAGGTAAAAGATGAAGGAGTGGCTTATGTTGACCCTAATATAGGCTTGAGTATAGATAGTGATGAAAGTTCATTATTTGATGACCCATTATTAAGTGGTGTTGAATTACCTTCTCAAACTGGCATTGAAAGAACTACTGTTATACCTACAGAGTATCAATGGGATAATCTTACTGAGGAACAGAGAACTGCTCTTACAAGTAAGAATATAACTAAAGAACAGTGGGAGACCTACCAAAATGATGAAATGGAGCATGAGTTAAAGTGCCTAAGTTAAAACTCAATATACACAAAAAAAAGAGCTAAGGAGTAAATTCCCTAGCTCTTTTTTTTTCTTGCTATATATTATTTCTGTTTAACATTTCTACCATACTCAAATGATTTAGATGCTTCATAAGGATGTTCAAAGGTATAAGTACTTTTTAAGAATGGTATCATTCTCATGAGGTGACTTTCCCATTTAGGGTCTCCTTTTTCATATCTACCTTCTTTTGAAGCTTGATAATAGAAGTTACTATCACTTTCATCACTAACTTGAGCACCAGCAAATTCATATCCTAGTTTGGTTAAGTCAGCTAATGCTGAGAAACCAACTGGCATAGTGTCAAGTAAACTATTAGACTCATAATACCAACCAAATGGTGAATTAAGAGCTGATTGCTCTCTATAGAGTCTATTAGTAAAGTAATATAAAAGTCCTGTGGTTATATCATCTTCAGCACTATTACCATCTTCATCCTTTGGTGGTTTAGCAAATGCTGCTTTAAGTAACAATAGACTTAAAATGAACACACCATCAAAGAAATTCCTTTTTAGATTTCTAAATTGATTGGCTGAAAAGCCTGCATTAAGCATAGCCTTTGCTGTATTCTTACCAAAGGGCAATAAGAGTGCCCTTGCTGTTAAAGCAAATCCTTGTTTGTCAGCTCTAGAATTAAGAAAAACTTTAGCCATAGTAACCAATGAACCTTCAACATTATGACCTAATGCAATACTATAATGATTACCAGCAAATCTTCTTTCAGCCATACCTAATGCCCAACCTCTCATGGCTAAAACTGCACTACCATACCAAGTTTGAGTAAAAGCTACCTTATCTTGATTATTATATATACCATGTAGTCTATTGTTAATCTCTCTTGCTTTATCCATGAAAGCAGACTCATCATCAGCTGTCCATATAAGCTTTCTTGCAGTATCTTCTAATGTTTTAAGAGTATTCTCAGTATCAGCAAGACTGAGATTATGTTTAGCCATATAATCTTGTTCTTCCTGACTAAGATTAATTACACCCCCAAATAGACTACTACTTACATTTGCATTATTTATTTTATTAATAATGCCTTGAATAAGGTTATAAGTTTCTTTTCCAGTGGCACTCTTAAACATAATACCTTTTTGTCTAAAAGTCTTCCCCCCTTTATTACCTACCTCATCCTCATTATCAACTACTTCATATGAGTGATAAAGGTCAGTCTTATTACCATTTTCATCCCATAACTTGGTACCATGAGCAAGAGCTAAATAGGACATTAATTGCATATAGTGGTCTCCTGATTTATAAGGTAGGAATAGACTTTGACTGAACATATTATAGATTCTACTATTAGTTGTTCTCCAATTCTTTTGGTCAACTCTATTATCTCCAGTAACATTAAAATGTCTTACAAATAGAGAGAGTCTATTACTTTTAGTTTCCTGACCATAGTCCATCCAATTATCAATAAATGAAGAGAAGTACAATTTATTAGCGTTAGCCCAATCCTTAAGATTGTAGTATTCACCTGATGCTGCTTCCTTAAATATTTCATTGAAACCAGTGCCAGTATTAACCATACCACCTACAACATTACCTCCTAAGAATAACTTACCTGCTAATCCACTAAGAGTGCCTACTAACTTCTCCCAAACTATTGGCCCAAATTTATGTCTTTTAACTCCTATACCATAAACCTGTTTATCAAGGAACTTCAGATATCTATTATAGGCATTAGACTTGTTACTTTTATTCATTCCTTCACTTTCAATACCAGCTACTTTTCTTCTATTTAATACCTCAGAACCTACTTCAAGAGTATCTACAATCTGGCTCATAGCCAGATAACTATTAGCCATACTTGCATAGGCAAGAGTTGAATGAAATAAATCAGTAGATAGCTCAGCCATATCCTTTAATTTATTTATACCAAATAAAGGAAGTCTGTGCATTTTTTCTTTTTCATAGTCAATAGCATTACCAAATAACTCTTCCTCCTCAGAGTTATATGTATTAAGAGAACCAAAGTCTTGGTCTTCACTACTCTCACAGAAGTTCTCTAAGAAAGAAGTTCTGAGAGAGTGTTTTAAGGCAGGTGCCTTACTCTCATATAGACTTCTATTCCTTACTTCACTTGTAAATGTTCCTTTGAATTGAGGCATTCTTACAGATAAAGTACTACCTTCAGGAAGTCTTTCATCTAAGCTAGTCTTCAATGCCATATAATCATTATACCATCCTTGAAGACCAGGATATTTAGCCATTAAGCTATCATATTTATCATTGTGGTAAGTGTCATTGGGGGCATATCTACCTTGAATATTATCAAAAGTACTATGTAGTTTATGCCATTGTTTAGCTTTAGGTCTAAACCACATATCCCATTGTACTCCTTTCTCAAACTCTGTCATTGCATCAAGATTAGGAATAGCAGCTTTGAAAGCTTCAAGTTCAGTATCTTTTAATTCTTGATAATCACTTTCCCAATCTCCAAAGTTTACAGGAGATATAATATTTCCTGTCAATTTATTAGTTCTCTCACTAATCTCAAAGAGTTCTCTGGTATTATTTAGTCCTATATTCTTTAGTCTTTGCTCTAATATCTTTAAGTCATCTTGACATTGATTAGTCAAATCATCAGCAGCTTTATTAGCTCTCTTAGTAATCTTGTCTGCAATTTGTCCTATAATATCAGGATTATTAGACATAGCCCCTAAATATCTTTCAAAGAAGTTAATATCATCTTCTAAACTTGCTAACCTATCAGAGATTTTAACACTACCACCCTCTTTAATCTCTACCTTGAACTTACCATTCTTAGAGAATAGAAGTCTACTTGTAGTTCTTACATACTTACTACCTAAAGTATCTTCACAAAATCTTGAGAAGAATTGAAACTCCTTAGTATATAACTCCCCTTGTAATTGCAGGTTAGCATTTCTAAGGTCTGCTAACATTGATTTCAAATTAACAGTAACTACTCCATTTTGTGTAGTCAAATTAATATGTTCAATATCACCAGTAAGAGAGTCTTTGCCATTTATAATAAGAATAGCATCTTGAATAAGTTTTTCTAATTCCACACTATTTCTTAAGAAAGAGTGAACTTGTCTTAATTTTCTACCATTATCTGCCATATGAGCCAAGAAATTAGCTGTATTGTCAAAGTCTACAGACTTCAATAAACTGTCTATCTCCTTGCCATCTCCTGACATATCTACATATGCAGCTACAGCTTCTGCAATACCTTCAAGTGCTACATTATCTGAGAACACACTTGGGTTTCTAACTGCTGTAGTTCTGCCTGACTCTACTTGACCTAATATACCTCTAAAGTTCTCAGCAAAAGCATCTTTAGCTATATTTCTAAGTTCAGCAACTTGCTTATTAAGTCTAGCTACAGTCTCTCTATAAGTTCTTACATTAGTAGAACTTGTGGCATTATATAGAGTCTCTTTAGTATTAAGAGCATTATCTATATTACCACTAAAATTAGGAGACATAAAGCCCTCTGCTATCTTATCAGCAATATCTTTAGCTTCAATAGAAGCCTTCATTATATCATCACCCTTAATAGTAGCAAATATTCTTTTAGCCTTAGAAGCAATTCTATTGGCTAATCTTTGCCAAGGTGTTCTATTTTCTACTCCATTCTCAAGTGCTCTACCAACTAAAGTACCTGCAACTTCTCTTGCAGAATTATTACCAAGTACCTTACTATCATATTCTTCTCCTAATATACTCTTCTGGACATCAGGAGTTAAAATTCCAAGAAGCCTTTTTACAAGTGGGTCTTCACCTAAAGCACCTACTGCAAAGTGGCCAGCTTCTTCTGCTAAAGCACTTGTAACATCTTTGCCTTTAGCAATCTGTATAAGTTGGTATAAACCATCTGAGGTTTGTTCAGCATTCATGGTACTATATCTACCACCCTCTTTACTTCCTTCTTCAAGGAATTTAACAGACACTCCTGCCTTATTAAGGTGATATATTATTCTATCTTGCAAACTTCTTTGCTGAATAGTCTTATATAAGTCACTTTCATTATTCTCTGTTCTTGGAACAACTGATAACTCATATAGGCCATTATTCTCTTTAATGGTAGCCATGAACTTTTTATTCATAGCATTATTCCTATTAAAGCTCTGTAATCTATTTACAGCTTCTTGATAACTATAAGTTCCTGCCTTAATATCCTTATTAAGAGTTCTAAGTAACTTATCCCTATCAAGGTTCATCTTTGTTAGGTCTTGAAGAGAGTTAAATGTAATCTCCCCATTCTCATCAAACTTAGCTTTATCCCTAACTCTATCCAAAAAATCACTGTTAGTTCCAACAGCATAATACTCTTTTGCTAGTTCCCTATTAGAGGTATAGTGGAGTAGGTCTTTGAATAACCTACTCTCCACTATTTCTCCTTTAGAGTTCCTAACATGAGCTAAAATTGTACATTTACTCATATATTAACAACCTTTAAGCATATTTCCTTCATCATCTAACATTAAAACTCCATCTTTCCTACAAGCTTCTCTGAGGTCAGATACCATGGTTTCAAGTGCTTTATCATCAGATAAAGTATTATCAAACATAGTTCTAACATCATTTAGGCTATAGGGCTGACCTTGTTCATCTACTACACCTTTAGTAGCTAATGCCTTAGTAAACTCTTCAGCAAGTGTATTAAGGGCTTCAGCTCTATCAAAAGGACTATTTTCTACAATAGGTTCTTCATTAGTGCTACCCTCAACAAACTTATCCTCTGTTTCAGTATTAGCATATATAGTAGCATTAGCACTGTGATACTGTAATGATTTACCTTTAGTACCTAAGCTTTCTACTTTGACATATTTAGCAACAGGTAACATGGATTTAGCAAATCCAATTTCAGAGTCATCTACCATAAATATATCATTACCTACCTTAATAACAGGTCTAAAAGTATAAAGAGTGTTCTTACCCTTCTTCTCTTTCTTAGTAACAAATACTCTTTCTAACTTCTCACTCTTATTTGCTACATCAGTAATATCAATAGTAAATGAGTTGTTAGCAACTCCTGACTTATAAGCATCATTTTGTGCTAAATAATCTAAGACCATTTTGCTTTTAGCTTCATATACAAACCTTTTATTATCTAAATGGTTAAGTATAAACTGTTTAGCAAATTCATCAGTATTAGTCATAACAGAACCACCCTGTATCTCTTTAAGATAATCAGCATAAGTTCTATCAGGATTAGAATCACTGGGTACTTTAATACTTTGCTTAACGCTTGTAGGAGCTAAGTTCATAAAAGCCATAGGACTAAATACAAAACCTAACTTGAAATAGTTATATAAGAATAAGTCTTTTGCTATTTGAGGATATTTCTCATTTAACTCAGACCAACTATCCTTTATAGCCTCTTTCTGATAAGGAGCAAGACCACCAATACCTTGAATATTCATGCTCACATTATCATTCTCTTCATTAGTGTTAAACACCATATACTGAAATATAGGCATAGCTTTGAATTCAGGATTAGCCTCAAGATGATTAAATAAATCTCTTGCAAAGTAATTATTATAATACTCTCTTGAACTCATAGGACCATTGCCAGTATCATTCTTAGGTAATTCTCCATTAAAATCACTATGTTCCTCATTAGCTAACATATAGACTAATAAATCACTATGGGCATTATTAATGGTTTCAGCATCAAGACCAAAAGAAGCTACATCAGATAATACATTCCTTGCCCTTTGATAAAGTAAAGTATTATAAGGATAATACTTATTCAACTTAATTAAAGCTCTCCTGTTCATATCAAACATAGCTTGCTCATAAGCAAATGGATTATCAACTACATTAGCCATATATTCCTCATTACTCATAGTAAGAGACCCTCTATCATTATTAATAGGCTTAGTAATAGAAATAGGAAAGTCAGAAACCTCCATATCTACTAATAAAGATTTACCTCCATTTTCAAACCTACTAATATAACTAGCAACCTTAAGTTGTTGAGCATATAAGTCACCAAAGGTAGAGCCTACAGCATTAGATGCAGTAAACTTAGAAGACCTAACAAAGTTAGAAACTTCATCAGCTACATCTATAATATTACTAAACAACTTCAGTACTTGTAATTGCCCTTTAACAAACTTCTCATTAGCCATAGCTTTCTCACCTAAAGTTCTATAATTAAGAATATTCTTAACTAATTCATCCATTGATAAGTTGCCTTCAAGCTCAGGAAGTTTACCATCTTTAGTATACTTACTCAACATTTCAAGCATAGCAGTATTTACATCAGCATTATTATTGCCTATATAATTATATACTTCTTTGACAATAGGTTGATTAAATAATACACCTATCTCTTGAGTATTATAACCAAGTCTAGCAAGTACAGCACCTGCATCAGCAGTAGTAGTATTAAGATTTAAGAAGTTAAGCACAGGGTCTTTCACAGCATCTACTGAAGCTGCTAATAACTCTGCAACATTCAAATCAACATCTACTCCTTGTGGGGCATGAAGTAAGTCATAACCATATCCCTTATCAGCAGTATGACCTGCAAATTCAATAGGAGATTTAAGAATGAACTTCTTCATTAAACTAGCAAAAGCATGATTAGTATTTTGATTAGCAAATATACCAATAAGTTTACCAGCTACTTGATTTTGCTGATTATAAGTAATAATAGTCATTGGGTCTGAAGGGTCATAGTTAGGCTCAGGGTCTTTTTCCTTTTCCTCTATTCTCCTATTTAATTCCTCCCAATTCACATTACCATTGTTAACAACATTATCAAGTTTACCAAATTGTAGCTCTCTCATTACTCTTGCTGCTTTTGAAGCATTAGCAAAACCACCTGGAGTAGTTCTCTGCATAAAAGTCTCAGGGTCACTAAGTCTAGCTTGAATAAGGTCTATGAGCATATTATTTCTGGCTGCTCTGGTATTCTCAAGAGGACTCTTAGAGTAGTCATACTCCTCAAAGTTGATAGTATTCATGACATCTTTAGCCAACTCACTATTACCAAATTGACCAAGAATAGCATTGGTAAGTTCATTTTCCTTGAAAGAAGCTTTAGAGTTTTTATACTCTCTTCTCATGAAATAAAGCTTATCAATATCAAAGTCAAAACCTGCAATAGTAGTCCATTGTGCTGGCACTTTAATAGTACCTCCAGCTGTCTTATGAGAGAACCTAACTACTTTTAGGTTAATCATTGAATAATCTCTCTCTGTTGGAATTCTATAAGCTATAAAACTTGTTGATTTGGGTAATATCTTTTCAAGCTTAGGAGTAACTCCATCCTCAGACATTATCATAGTACCATCAGGATTACAATAATCTTCATAAGCAAGTTCAACTGTTCTGTACTTAATCTTACCATCTTCATCCTTATAAGGCTCCTCATATGAGAAATCAAAAGGTATTTCACATTCTGCTCCTATAATATTACCATTGTTATCAGTAATACTATGAAGGCCCCCATCTTTCTCATAACCCTTTATACCCATTGCAGATACTTGTACAGCAGAACCACCTTTAATAGCTTGTTTATTAACTAACTTCTTAAAGATACTTAATAACATAGCAGAAGAGTCATGCTCTAACCCACCTTCAAACAAAGGAAGACTAAATTCACCATTTTCATCAAGACCATAAGCAAGCATATTATCTTGAGACTCTCTACTATTGTTAATAATACTCTGTATAAGTTTATCACTAAGTATTTTAGGGTCACTGATATTCTCAGAGAACTGGTCAAAAGACTCAAGTATATTAGCTACAATAAGACTATTATAGAAAGCTACAAGGTTTCTACCATTTAATCTGACAGTACCTCTACTACCACCAAGGTTAACCTTATTACCTCCAACATAATCTTCATAATGGTAATCTTCTATAAGATTACCATTTCTATCATACTTGATAGTTCCAGCCATAATAAGTTTTCTAACCTGAGTACCAAATAACTGTGAAGCATTAACATGTTCAGGCACATTAGTTTGAATTCTATAATCTTTATAGTCAAGCTGATGTATAAATCCCTTATTTAATGCATCTTCAAGACCAGCAGCATCTTTTACCTTGCTAATATCTGTTGAGCCAAAGCCTCCTACCTTAACAATCTTAGTAGAACCAACTAAATCAACTTTATTTCTATCCATCCAATTAGCTATATCTCTAAGTTTACTACCTTTAGGAAGTAATTCAGGGATAAGAACTGCCTCAGCATACTTATGTTGAACAGGAATAATTTGTTTATCATTAGTTGTTACACCAAGTTGTTCATGAGTGAACATATAAGGTTTAATAGGCTGAAATACTACAGACATTGAAGCTATAGTAGCAAGCTCCTTTGCAGGAATTTCAGCATCACCATATCTAGCTTTAATAGACTCAATAGCCTCATAAGCTTGTTGCATCTCTTTAGTCCATTTACCAGCCATACCCATGACTTTTCTATATGACCTAAGAGTTCTGTAGCCTTGACCATCAGTTAAAGTGTTCTTTTTATATGCTTGATATACTTTACTATCTTCCCCATGATGAGCAGCAATAGCTTTCATGAATTCTTTATCTGTTTCAGAAGCATCAACAGATATATCATCAAAATAAACACAAGTTTCAATACCATCTTCACTATACTTAGCACCATTGTTATAAGGGTCTATAGCATCAACACTAAGTACAGAACCAGGAGCATGAATTTCCTTATATCTCTTTTGGAGGTCTTTAGTATCTTTATAGAATGAAGGGTCAATAGTCATCATTTGAAGTTGCTGTATTGTAGCAAACTTAGTATTCCAATAGTAATCAGTAAGAACTTTATCAAGTGAAGCTTCATCTTTAGCTTCTCTATCAAGATAAACATACCTCTTTGTAGAAGTCTGTTTACCATCTTTATCCTTGCCTTTTACTTCTTTATATTCAAGAACACCTAAAGACTCTAGACTATTTTTGAAGTCTGCTACAGCATCCTTCATATATTCCTGAATAACTTTCTTGACTGTAGACTCTGTTGGATTTTGACCAAGCATCTTAGAATACTTACCTATAGTACCATCAGAAGCCTCATAATCCTCATTCAAGAATTGAAGAGTACTAAAGTTATTTTCAGACTTAGAGTAATTATCAACAGTTTTATAGCTTTGGTGTCTACCATTCTTATCACCATCCTCTAACCACTCATTAGTAGCTTTAACTAATTGTTGCCTTCTTAACTCCTGTCTATATACATTATAAAACCCATCAAGAAGTTCTTTAGCCTCATATCTTTTAGCCCTAATGAACTTAGATACACCACTATCTCCTAAGATAAATACAGGGTATAAAGCTGTATCAGCAGACTTACTTAATTGTCTGTCTGAGAAATATTCAGTAAGCATGTCTATAGCATGCTGCTTAGATGTGAAATTCTCAAAGCTGACATCACTTGTTCCTAAGAACCTCTGATAAGTAAACTTAGAGGCAAAGGAGTCCTCAAGAGGTGTACTATCATTACAAGCATTATATAACTCTTCTACCCATTTATTAAGGATTATACCTCCATCCATGAAGAAAGAAGAATTAAGATATTCATTCTGAAGAAAGGTCTTTAAGCCAACTTTATCATTAGCTTTAACATAACTTGCAATCTTCTCTAACTTATCCCCCATATAAGAAGGATTTACATTAGAAAATAATGATATACCATTACCATTTCTATCCTTATGTCTAACTCTGGAGTCAAGTTTAAGACCTTCTCTATTCTTAGTAATAAGTGTGTTAATCTTATCAACTTTCTCTTTTATAGCACCAACTCTACTCATCTGGCCTACTTTCTTATTAACAAGAGTTTTATACTTCTTGTCTTCAAGAGATTGATTATTGGCCATCTTTTCTAGTTCATCCTTAAGTAAAGCAGCATCTACCCCCTTAGTTACTAATTCAAGAAGATTTCTTGTATAGTTTCTAAGGTCTTTTGAGTTAGCCATAATTCTATCTGCTGTATCAGCATCTATGTCTATACCTAAGGCTCTACTTGACTCTACCAAGAAGTTTCTTCTTTCAATTTGAGAACCTCCTTTTTGATAAAACTTAGCAGCTTTTCCTCCATATATTTTTTGTCCAGCAATACCTTGTTGAGACTCATCTTCTTTAAGCCATTCTAATATATTAGCTCTAACCTTCTTAAGATTTGCCCAATTAATATTGCCATTTACTCCATATACAGAATTATCAGACAGAGTTTTACCTAAAGATATTCTAGTAGAGAATGCTCCTCCAAGTAAATCTGAAACCCTATTAAGAACCTTTGTCTTAAAATTCCTAATTCCATTTTTACTTGTAGCTTTATCTTCAAATATAATAGAATAAGGCTGGAAATTCTTCTTAAAGTCTGTAAAGAACTGAGTTCTAAGTTCAGGGTTAGTCTTTAATTGTTGAATAACAGGTATAAGCCACACTTGTTTTGGATTACCTCTTTTATCAATAAGAGCATTCATCATTTCTCTTTCAGAAGTAATACCTCTCAGAAGTTCCATTAAAGACTGATGAGCCTTAACAGGGTCAATCATTATAGGAAAGCCAAGGTCATCCCTTTGAATACCTACTTTACCAGTTTCTTCATCAACTATCTCATATTGTGGTAAGCTACCAAGCAATCTTCTTACTTGTTGACCCACAGAGCCAAAAGCAGACTGCATATCACTTGTTTCCTGCCAACCTTCTCTTGTAGACTCCTCAGCTTGATATAAACTAGAAATATCATTATCCCCAAAGTTATCAAGGTTAGCTTCATCTACATACTCTAAGGCATTACCTATTCTAATTCCCTCAGTATCTCTTAACTTCATCCTAACAAATGAAGTAACTGCATCCCAGTTCTCAAGAACTGTTCTTATAGCTGCTGCTTGGTCTACACCAGCATTATTAGGTAATGACATATACATAGCTTGTCTATCCATAAGTCTATCATATATAGTCTCAAAGATAGCAAACTCCCCACCTACATGTCTTCCATTAGAATTAAAGCCTTTAAGTATTACTAACCTACTTAGTCCTGGATTACTCTTTTGAACTTGGTCTAATATTTCAGAGAACATAGTAGCTACCATATTCACTCTGTTAAACCTTTCAGCAGCAGTAAGTGCTGTTTTCATTTTCTTATAGCTACTAGCAAGGTTAGAACCAGCAGCACTCATTCTCTTAGCATTTTTCTTAGCTATTTTCTGCCTATATTCTATAAGTTGCTTAGTTGCTTTGTTAACATCAGAAGTATCTAATGGTTGCTTATTAGAACTATCTGAGTCATACATACCTCTTAAGGTTGCTACTCTATATGGAGTAAATGCTCCTTTCTTAGTAGTAGAATTATAGCCAAGTTGTTCAGCTATTTTATCATCTATTCCTCTTTGTGGTATATAACATTTTGTTGAACTCATACAAATAATTTTATTAAAAGTTTATTGGTGCAAAGATAATAAAATTGTTTTATCTCTCAAAGTAGATAACAACAAAATTACATTAGGGTAATATTTTTATTTATTGGAAAGAAGATAGTAGACTTATTAAGCCTACTATCTTTAATTAGATTAACAAACCTCATATTTAATACCATCATATATTAACCATTTGATAGTATTTATATTAACAGGTCTTATTCCTGACTCTTTGTCAGTTTGTTCAATATCCATGTCTACACATTGATATTTACCATCTCTGGATTCAAATTGAATCTTATAACCTCTAAGTACTCTATCCTCACCTTCAACATAAGGAAGAATAGGATTACTCATTAACTCTGAAATCAAAGATTTTGAAGCTTCAGTAACTCCCTTCTTACTGTTCTTGACTTTCTCAATCTTTGTAGAGAAGTCTTCAATAACCTTAGCTACCTCTTCATCATATTGCTTCTTTGATTTTGGCTTATCTTGTTTCTTAAAGCAAACAGTAAATACCTTACTAGAATGAATACCCTCAAAGATACTTCTAATACCTAAAGTACCATCCTTCTTATCTTCTTTAGTAACTTTAACCACCTTTGAATAAAGGTCAGCACTATCAGTAAATCTTTGAAGATAGTCCAAACTAATCATAGTGGTGTCCCCACTTTCAAAGTGTTTTACTACAGCCTTTTCTGAGTCACAGCTTTTAATAATATAGTGAGAACTTTCACTAATAACTGCTCCCTTCTTTAATTGCTTAATGTCTTCAATCATTGTTTTTTTTTCTTTTATAAGTTTCTTATTCTAAGTTTCTTATTTGGTTAATAATACCTTCTCCTACACAAATTGCAGGCATATTACTATTTGGAGTATCATATAATGTATAATTGTTTCCATTATAATGTACAAACTCCTCTATAGCATCTAAAAGTGTTTGACTTGCAAGTCTCATCCTTTCTTGAGATTGTTCATCAGGAGGTAGCTTCATAGAGTTCTTTAGATACTTACCTTTTATAGCATTATGTACTACCTTTCTAACTTTATTATATAGCTCTTTTGAATAAGGTATTTCTACATAAGTATCTCCAGACTTTATTCTTGATAAAGTACTATTTATAATAAATACTTCATCTGCTTCAAAATCATCCTTATAGAAAGATGCTATCTTACTCATCCAATATAATCTTGCTGTAAGCATACTAGCACGGGATAAGTATTTACGTCTTTTTCTACAAGCTTTTCTTGTTACCCCTAAAAGACTATCGGGAATAATAGTATTTTCTCTAACAAATCTATCATCTATAAAATGCCTATTAAAGTACTTATATAAGGTAGACTTAAAGATTATTCTCATATTTTTTTTTTAGAAATTTATTAACTCCTTTACCTTATTAGCTAAGTATCTTGCATCTGGATGAGCACCAGAGGCACATCTAAGATTACAAAATTCCCTCCATTGCTCTGTAGTACCTGTCATAATAAGTTCTGTCTTTAGGTCTAATGGTAATACATCCCTGGCTTCTTCGGGTTTCCAATTATATATATTAAGTAACCTAAAATAAGTATTAGAAGATACACGCAAACTATTTAACCATTCCTCTATTTCCTTTTGGTTTACAAAATCAGAGTTAATAAATTGTGTGTCCCAAACACTTCCATTAAAAGGATTTATACTCCAAGTTACTCCATTATTAAAATAACAACGTCCCTCTATAAGTATATTAAGCTTTTCTGGGATAATAAAAGTAAGTTCATTACCAAATTTATCCTTACTATAATTACAATATCTTGTAGACTCTTGTAAGAAACTAAATACTCTATGCCTTACAAACTCATTAGCTATACCTCTTGAAAGTGTAAACTTAAGAGTATACCGCTTTACATGTTTATTATAAGGTAAAGACATATACTTTAAGTCTCCTGACCTATTATTCTCTACAATAACTCTATAGTTAGTAGTTATATAGAAAGTAGACATTGCCCAACCATTCTCATAGTCATCCTTATTATATTTAGCTACCACCTCACTATAAGGATTTCTCTCATAGAAATTAGTAAGAGCATCTCCCTCCCACTTACATCTATACTTAAGATAAATAGTACCATGCTCTAAGGCTGCATTATGCTTTCTTGTCATAAGCATATTTACAAACTTCTCAGCACTTGTGTCTGTTATTTTATCTTCAGATTTATAAGCAGTCCTTCCAGCCATCTCAATCTGTTTATAAACTCCTTTAAGACCAAAAGACTGAGGTATTAATTCCACATTTGCTTTAACAATCTTCATTTTAATAAAATTTTTATTGATTATTCATTTCTCTAATAACTATACATAGGAGTGTACCACATAAGAGTATACCCATTGCTGGTAAACATGTTAATATTATATGTTGCATTTGTCTATAATTTTAGGTGAATAAAAAAAAACTATGAATGGTGATATTTATCTACATGAGCATTATTGACATACTTCAGTTTCATCTACTACCCAATCCTCACACTCTTTTATAAGGTACTTTCTTTCTTTTTCAGAAGGTAATTTCCCTGTAGTAAGAATATCTTTTAAGAGGGTGATAAGACCATGAGGTTCATAATGACATTCAGTATAAGCACTATGCCAATCAGTGTCTTCTGTATTTGCTACTATCATCTTTTGATTTAGATAATCATCATAGTCTTCTTCTTCCTTATAATCAGTAGTTATAACTGTAGTAGTTTTACTTAAACTCTGACTTATAGCTACTTCAAACTCCAATCCTTTATTGTCATGCTGATTCCAAGGTGCATCCTCAGTATCAGCTCCTACAGGATAATTATAATTGTCCATATTAAACCCTCCTTATATTAGTATTACCAGACATCATATCAACCTCTATTATAATAGGTATAGAGTAAGAGACCTCAAACCTAATATTATATTGACCTCTGCCTCTTGCTATAAGAGATTGACTATAACTAAGATTATTAGCATTTAGAAAGTCAACAACTATCTGAGGACAAATATGATGTAATTCTATCTCCTCTCCTACACTTACTACATCTGAGAATGCTCCTCCTATAGCTAATTTCAAGTGAGTATAACCATCATGATTATCAGACTTTATATACTTATTCATTTTAATTTGTTCTCTTTAATTAATCTTCGAGCTATAACACTATTAAGGTGTATTGGAATTGAGATATGCCTTCCTTTGTTATTCTCATAAATACAATGGCTACCCTTACATCTTTTAAGAAAGTAGCCATTGTGTTCTGCAAGTTTAACAAACTCCTTATGTGTCCATTGCTTCATATCCTCATACTAATTCTACATAGGCACCTGGATATTCCTCATAACACCTTTCATATCCAGCTTCTATTCCTTCTTCAGTCCTATCATAGTTATAGATTTTGGTAAACCCATGTCCATTCTTTAACTTTATACTAAATTGTATCATAGCTTCTTCTTTTTAAGATATTCTATAGTCATAATAGCATAAGCTGCCATATCAAGCAAAGTATCTTCAATAGACTCATCTGTAACCTGAGCTTCACTCTTAATCAAAGACTTAAACCTATTGAGTTTATCTGACAATCTAATAGCTGCTGCTGGCATACCAAACTCATCCATAGACTTAGCAAAAGAATTACCATAATCATGGTTCTTCTTTTCATGAGTGTCTTTAATCTGGTCAAGAAGAGTGTTAAATAAGGAGCAAGAGTTAATCTTATCTACAATAGTACTCTTAGTAATCTCCTCAAAATACTTAGGAATTACATGTGCAGGCACTTTAGCAGTTACTTGTTCTTTTGGGTAAATAACCCCTTCAATAAACACTGCCCCAATACTATCCATAAGTTTCTTTCTATAACTTTTTATACATCTATAACTCATATATCATTTTACTTTATACTTATTTAATGAATCCAACAAGTCCCTACCTCAGCATCAGCAGGCATGGGTAATTTACTACAAAAGAAATTACCTGCTCTTGACATACAGTCTTTTAATACTTCAGTCATTTCCTCTGCCATATCTTCAGGTACTTCTATATTCCATTCATCATGCGCAGGAACACATAATTTAATCTTAAATAATAAGTTATTCTTAACTAAGTATTCCCATAAGAATATTGAAGCTGTCTTAAACATGACAGCACCTGTACCTTGACAAGGGTAATTAATAGCCTGTTTCTCTGAAGCAGATTTCCTTTTGAAATATTGTTTAACAGGGTATACATAGACATCATCTACTGTGACATTTATAAGTTTTACCTCCTTCTTATTAGCCTTCTTGACCTCATAGCTATACACTCCAGCAATATCTTCAAGAGGTAATCCTTTACTAAACTTCTCACATATTTGAATTTTAACCTGCTTAGGTACTAGTCTATTTTCAAGACCTTTATGTAGTTTATATGCTGACCAAAAGTCCCCATCAAACCTTCTCTTTATACCAGAGAGCATATCAAAATCATAGATATATGCCTTATGTTGACTAAGAGGATTAAGTAATATAAATCCATGTTTCATTACTGACTTTCTTTGTCTATCTTGGTATTCAGCAATACCAGGAAAGCCTTTCATATAATTATCATATATCTGTTTAGACTCTTTCTCACTCTTCCCTGAGTGTTGTCTAATTGTATTCCAGTCCCCACCATAATTGATAGGAAATTCCACTTGAGATTTTACATCATTCCTAATACCATGAAACTTCTCTTTAACCTCTTCAACAGGGCATGTAATAATATCAGGATAGGACATCTTAGCTACCAAACTATGAACATCACCACAACCATGATTAAACAAGTCAAGCATTGCAGGGTCATTAGTTACATCAGCAATAATTCTTGACTCTTGACCACTATAATCACAAGAAATCCATTTATAACCTCTTTCTGATACAAAGCAAGCTCTTGTTTCTGGGTCATTTGGAAAATTCTGAAAGTTAAGATAATCTATACCTGCACTTTTATCTTTTCCACCTGAACTTAGTCTGCCTGTATCTGTGCCTAACTGATTAAAGTTAGTATGTAATCTCCCACTTACTTTATTTATCTGGTCTAACACATTTTGACCATAAGTAGAGGTTAATTTACGAGCACCAGCATACTCAAGGTACAAATAAATAATACTGGAAATATTAGATTGAGGAGCTATTACTTTTTCCTCAATACTATCTTTCATTTCACCTGTCTCTTTATCTTTAGCAAGAAGATTAAGACCTAAGGATTTGAATAAAGGAATAACTTGCTTAGAGCTTCTCCAATTAATAGTACAAGTAGGAGGTAAATAACCAAGAAATAAATCACCCTGCTTATCTTCTTTAATAAATTGTGTACTTACTTGTGTCTCTATGGGCACTTTATAAGCTTCACAGTAACCCCTCTCACTTCCCTTAATATCCTTCTCTGGGCATCTTTCTCCCTTCATTTTCTTCCTTGCTCTATCTACATCCTTGTCACTAAGACCCTCAACTTGAAGATAATGATAAGCATATTTTTCTCCCATAGCACTAGCTACTACCCAATCATTAAGAGCTTTCTCAAAAACAGCTTCAATAAAGTTATCTAACTTCATCTTATATTGCCATCTTTGAACATCTAATTTAACTCCACAATATTCTGCATAAGCTAACCAAGGGACAGATTTATTTTCATAGATAATGGCAGTACTAAGACCTTTCTTTTCAAGTTCCACTGCTTGAGCATCCATTATTTGTTCTAGATATTTAACATCATTAGCAGCATACTCTATAACTGCTTCTGATAAACCAGCCCACATAATCTGACCTCGCACAGTCTTATCAAGCTCTACCCCAAGATAGTTTTCACCAGCAGATTTAAGGCTCATACTATGAAATCCTGAAGGATAACCCAACCACATAAGTTTCTCTGCTATAAATCCATCATAGACATTCTGCAATACAAGCCTTTTATGAAATAAAAACTTCATATCAAACTTTATATTCCATCCTATAAACAGTCTATCTGACTCAAGATATTCTCTAAATAGATTTATATCAACTGTAGTACAATCTATAACTACTTGAAAGTCATAACACCCTAATTGAACCATCAATAGTTCTTTTGTATAAGGGTCAAATCCCATGGTCTCAGTATCAAGGCCTACTCTTCTTAGAGGTTTAAGTAGAGCAAGAGCTTCTTCTACAGAAGCTCTCACCCACTTATCACTATCTTCTAATATTTGTGTACTAACTAAATAAATCATACAAAAGTAATTGTATAACCAAACCCTTCAGTAAAATCTATTGATTTAACAGTAGCATCAGCTTCAGCTAACTTCTGCCCCTCAATAATCATAGGACCACCTGAGGGGTCAATAAATTTTCTGCCATTAGAAAGACTACCAACTCTAAGAGTTTCACTACTTGTTTTAAGCAAGTAGGTTTTAGACTCTTCTCCATCCTTTCTATATAATAGTTGAATATAGTTATTAGTAGTATCTCTTGACTCTAATTTTATAATCTCTTTCATTACTTATAAGCTGCTAACTTCTTAAAATCTAATTTATAACCATATCTTCTAAAGAATAAGCTACCTATAATACCATGTATCTGAATACCTCTGGAGTCATTTATATTCTTAAATGAGCTATCTAAATCACTTACTATAAAAGTATTCTCATAAGAAGAGTCCAAATAAGATATATCTAAGGTTACTCTACCCATACTAGAAATAACTCCATTTCCAGTTTGTATATTAGATACCTTATCATCTTTACCTTTAATATCCAACAAACTCACAATACTCGAAGTAATGAAAGAGTCATCACTACCTGTATCTAAGAGAAAATGTAACTTATTATTATTATTAACAAAAGTTACAACTGGCAAATTTATTAAGTCCATAGACTCCTTAAATGGAATATGAACAATATTATAATTTCTTAAAGAATAGCCTACAATAAAGATAATGGTTAAAATTGTTAATAAAATAATTATTTGTAACACCATATTATTTCACACCAGAATGCCCAAGTCCACCTCTATTTGGACTATTTAACTCATCTACATACACTAACTCAATGCCATTAGAAAGCCAATACTTTATCTTCTGCCACAAAGTAGCTTTTTGAGATAGAGCAATTCTAAATTGACATATTCTTTCCCCCTTATTAATAGTAACCTTGTCAAAGGCAACAGCTGGGAAATGCCATTGGTCATTTGGCCCACAATAACTTTGGTCTATAATACCTTTATGATTAGACTGCATTATCTTATAATGTTTCCAAGTACCACTTCTTGGGACAGCCCATCCTTCACAACCAGCAGGTAATTTCATAGCCACTCCAAGAGGAATATACTTAGAGTCAAATACAACATCCCTAAGCCTATTATTACCTTGCTTATGAAGCATGTTAGCAAAAGGACCTTCAAGTGTTACAGTTTCAGCTGCTTTAAGGTCAATCCAATCACCATCTTCTCTGATTTCAGGCTCACAACCTTCAGTTATTACTTTTACTTTAATTTTCAATTTCATATTTTAAATCCTTTTATCTCTTTATTATTTGTATCTGTATTTAGGTCATTTACTACATTAACATTTGTAGTAGTAAATTTTACATAGCATATAACAATATTAAATATCTTATATGTAATATCTTTTATTGCTATATCATCCTCTTTGTACTCATTAGTTACTTTGCTAAATATCATATAATATAATTTGATTTAGCTTAATACTTTCCTTTATATCTATAATTCTTTGATTAGAACTTCCTCTCCATAATAAATTCATATCCTTCTTTTCAAGGATAAACCTGCCATCTACTATCACTTCTAAGTCTTGAAGAGAGTTGATAATATCAGGAGGAAATCTCTTACACTTATCAACTATATCTTCAAACCTATAGCCAGTCCAAAGCCAAATAGACTTACCTGACTTAGCTAATAAACTTATAAGGTTAAATATATCAGTATCTCCTTTATTCATAAATTCACAGAAAGGGTCTCCTCCTAATATTGATATGCCTCCTACTTGAGGATGCTTACTATATTTAATAATAGTATTAATAATCTTATCTATAGGAGTGCCTTGATTTCTATTCCATGTATGAGGAGACCAACATCCTTCACAAGCATTAGTACAGCCAGCTATCCATATAGACATTCTTATGCCTGGGCCATTAACAACATCAAATTGCTTTACTTCTAAAATATTCATATACTAAAAAGGTGGATAGTAAATCACTACCCACCTATAAACTTAAAGATGTTTAACTCTGTTAACTATATCTGCAATTCTACCTTTACTACTACCATGCTGAAAAGAACCTAAGTAACCACAAGTTCTTAGTACAACATATAGCTTATCTGGGTCAGTATTACCACAGTTAGGACAAGTACATTTACCATCCTTGTCTATATCTATTTGACCTTCAAAACCACAGTTATAACAAACACTACATGAGGTAGTATTTATCTCACAATAGGTCATCTTGTCATAGATATAAGACATTAGACTGATAACTACATCAGGATTATTCCTAATATCAGGTACTTCAATATAACTAATAGCACCTCCTGTACTATACTTCTGAAATTCTGACTCAAAGTCCATCTTACTAAAAGCATCAATAGGTTCTTCAACCTGTATATGATAACTATTAGTCAAGTAGTCTCTATCATTTACATGAGGGATAACAGGAAAATCTTTACAAGCTTTAGCAAACTTAGTAGTAAGACTTTCTGCTGGAGTGCCATAAAGACTAAGTGCTATACCATACTTATCTTTATTAAGATTAGCTTGCTCATACATAAGTTTCATAATACTTATGCCAAGAGCATGACCTTCATCACTATGATATTTAACACCAAATCTCTCAACAACTTCAGCAATACCCATATAACCTATGCTAACACTAGCTCTCATATTACCTATAGCTTGTTCTATAGTGCCATCTTTGAGCCTTGTAAGAGCACCATACTTATACAAGATAGGAGCAATATTTATACTACAACTGGCAATAGACTTATATATCTTATATTGTTCATAAGAAACAAAGTCTATCATACTCTTAAGTCTTTCCTCAAACTCTTCAAGACTATCAGACTCAAGTGCCAAATAAGGTAAGTTTATACTTATAACCCCGATATTACTTCTACCATAAATCTGATATTCTCCCTTTTCATTCTTCCAAGGATGTAAGAATGACCTACATCCCATTGGTGGTATAACACATCCTTCTTTAATAGCTTTAATATTCTTTTCAGATATAAAGTCAGGAACCATCCTTTTACATACACACTTAGCACATAACTTAGTGAATTCATAATCAGGATGAGTTTCATCTAACATAGACTCTGTAATACATACTACTAACTTAGGAAAAGTAGGGTTTATTGTATGCCCACTTGGAGATTTCATTCCTTCAATCCTTTGTCTAAGAACTTCTTTGCATAAAATCATAGTTTCCTTTTTATACTTAGGGTTCTCATTAGGATATAAGAATAAAGTGATAAAAGGACTCTGACCATTGGTTGAAGCCATAGTATTTAATTGATAGAGCAAAGTTTGAATAGCTCCCTTAATCTCTCTTTTAAGTAATTGGTCTATGACATTATTATCAGAAGTTATTTTCTCATATTGCTTTCTACTTTCTTCAATAAAAGGAGCTAAATGGGTCATGGTAATAGTTTGCCCTCCATAAGTACTTGAACTAACAGCAGTAATAACCTGTGAGGCTATAGTACATGCTGTTTGAAGACTATGAGGTCTTTCTATGAGTTTACCATTCATAACTGTGCCATTATTAAGCACATCTTCAAGATTTTGAAGTTCACAATTGGTAATACCTTTTTGAAGTCTATAGTCACAATCATGAACATGGATAATTCCTTTATCATGAAGTTCTTTTAGCTTAGCTGGCATTACTATTTCTCTATAAAGCTTTTTACTTGTCTCTCCTGCTACTAAGTCTCTAATAACATTTATCTGACTAGCATCTTTATTAGAGTTTTCTTTAGAGGTATCATTAGACACACCATTTACTAACTCTAATATAGTATCATAGTAATTACCATTCTGTTTAGCATCTCTAATCTTGGCTCTTTCTTCTCTGTAAGCACTATAATGCTTAGCAAGTCTTTTACAGTACTTTTTCAGGTAATAAACTACTAAGTTTTGTATTTTCTCAATTTCAATAGAGTCCTCTACTAAGGAAGCAAACTTATACTCTAACTTAGAATAAACTACCTTTAATGTATTATCATCATAAGGTATTTCCAAAGTATTATTTGCTTTAATAATAGCTTCTTTTACTTTCTGAAAATTAAACTGTTCTTTCCTACCATCTCTCTTAATTACATTCATCTTTTACTTATTTAACCATTCAACAATATCATTGCTTTCATTTATGTTTATTCCTTGTGGCACTTTTGGTCTTGAAGATAAGTAATAAGAGAGTTGTTTTCCTAACTCATAAGGGTCTTTGAACTCATATTGTCCTTTATTTCCATAGGTCAAAGTACCAAAGGTTTGTGTATCTTTGAACTCCCACACAAGAGGAGTAAGTGTTCTTTTATTGACTACAATGAACTTATAATCAGCTAATTTGTAGTCCTTAAAATATTCATTTCTATCTAAGTTATCCCTAATTATTCTCCAATAAAGTCTTGCTTGAATGTGATATTGCCATTGCACAAAACTATCAAAGAATTCCCATTCAGTATGACTAGATGTCTTCAAATCTATAGGATATATAACCTTATTCTTGTTATCTGTTATCAATAAATCAGACATACATCTATAGTCTACTCCTTCTAAAGTAGCCTTAAATTTTAATTGATACTCCCTTATAATATCTTCATCAAATATACTATTAGGGGCAAAATAAAACTTAGTGGCATCACTTTCTTTGAGTGCTCTTACAGCAGCTAGCACTTGCTCATTAGTGGTAATATCAAGCACTTTCCTATCACCAGCAGCATAAAGGAGACTATAGTATTCCCCTCCCTGCTCCTTTATCACCTTAGCTCTTGTTTCTGGTTTCCAATTAAGCTGATATTTAAGTTCTTCAGTAAGAGCTATAATATCACTATTAGGTATATCATTTAATATTCTATGAACAACATGATATTTACTAAATAGTGCATTAACCATTTTAAGTACTGAGTCACTCAAAGGAGGAAAGTCAGCCACCATAAAGTTATTATCAAACTCTTCTTGACCACCAGTAATAAGTGCATCAACAGCACTACCAAAAGTAAGTGAAGGAGTGTCTAACTTATCAAAGAGATTATCTAGTTTATCAAATCCTTCTCTTGCAAACCTTGCTAATGTACTGTAACTTAGTGCAGGGTCTGCTCTATATTCAGGCTCAGTTACTTGCCAACTTATATCAAACACTTTCATAATTTACTACTATACTCAGTAACAGCTAAACTCATTTCCTGAAGTTTGAATATATCAATATCCTTATATTTCTCCTGTAACTCTGGCTTAGCCTTATGTGTTCTACTCTTTTCTACCTTTCTTATAGCAGAGTCTACTAAATCTTGCAAAGACTCAAAGTCTCTCTGAGAAAGATACTTATGAGCTATAGGGATATCTTTTTCAGGTAAATGGTTTATATTAGTTCTTATCTTTTGTATTAGAGGGCATTCCATTTTAATTACTTCTAAAGCTTCCAGCATCTCCTTTTGAGTTCTCACTTCAAAGAACATACAATAAGTATCAAGTGTTTCAAGTAACTTCCTAAATAAGTTTCTCTTAACAGGGAAAACATCATTCTCAAAACCTTTAACCTCTATAATAACAAGTATATTGTTATATATAAAGGTAAAGTCTGGAGTATAAGTAATACTATCAATAGGACTCATTATACTATGAAATCCTGCCTTCTTAGTCCTATTATAAAAAGGAACTGTAGGTCTTATAGGAGGACTAAGTATGAAAGTTTCCTCCTCATACTTAGCCTCAATATTATGAGTTTTCAGTAATCTATATATAGATACTTCTACTCTTGACTTAAACTTAATACCATTATATTCTAAAGGATTAGCATTTCTAATCTTCTTGTTTACCACCATACACTTCTGTGAATAAGGAACTAAGAACATTTATAGCTTCATTAGCCTTTTCAACAGAAGGAAATACTGGTACATGAGAAGGGATATTCTCATTCTTAATAGCAATTACTCTACCTGTATGCAAATGAATTACACAACAAGTATCTCCTTTGTAGTCACACATAGCCTTCTCTGAAGCTGCTTTAAGAAGTATATATAATGCCATAAACTTATTACATTCAGCTACAACATTAATGAAAGTGTTAGCTGTTGAAAAATCCAAACCATGTGTTCTTGCTATCCTCCTAACAAGAGACTTAACAGTTAATTCTTCATCCTTCTTGACCACAAGAATACCTTCTTCAACCAAAAGAGGAATAATCTCTTCAGTTATTCCTACATCTGCTGATGTAACACTCTTGCCAAAAGCAGTCTCCATTTCACTCTCTATTCTAATTATAGAGCCTACTTTTACCTCCTGACCATTTTCTAAATAAAATCTTATCATAATAATTAATTTTATATATAGGTGAAAAACTGTATGTCTTCACCATAGTTATTCTTTACAAAGTCCTTGATATCAGTAAATACACTATAAGGCATTTTAGTATTAGTCCTTGCAAAATAAGCAGGATGAGGTACTTTCAAGATAACATTATTCTTACCTATATAAGGCTCAAATGTTTGTGCTTGACTGCCAAATAGTACATACATAACACCAGGGTTAATAGAGCTTATATTCTCAAGTAACTTGGCTATAAAAGGTCTCCAAAGCATAGTATGACTACCTACTTTGTTAATCTCTACAGTAAGAGCAGAGTTAATCATAAGAATACCTTGTTTAGCCCAAGACTCAAGAGTAATATCAAATGTGTATGGGTTATGAGGTAACTCATAATTAACAGCTGCTTCTTTAATCACTTCCAAAGAGGGGGACAAAGGTACACATTTATTTCCAAATAACAAACCTGTTGCCACATCTTTTTGTGGATAAGGGTCTTGACCTATAAATACAACCTTAAGATTACTTAAACTAGTAAGAGTAAATGCCTTAAATATATTATTATACTTAGGCATTATACTCTTCTTAGAGTAAAGATAATTAAGAGTATTTACGGTTTTATTAAGTAGTGGTATATCAATTACCTTAACCCAATCACCAAAATACTCTTCTAAAGTCATATTATATCTCCTATGTTCTCTATAAGGAACTTACTAATATCTTCATTTATATCTTTATTAGGAGTAGGAGCAACAGGTTCTACAACCAAATTAATATCCCCAACAAATACTCCATCAAACTTAGACTCAGTATTAGTAAATTCAACAGCTAATGTAGGCAAGAACTTTTTGAATATAGTTTTTTCAATAAGTCTATCTTGATGAACAAATACATCATTACTTATTCTGCATCTATAATTAGTAGTTCTTCCCTTAGAAATCACCTGAGTAAGAACAAGCAAAGGATTATAATCTTGGTCTAATATAATGCCAGGACAACCATAGTACCTATCTCCTTTTGAAGTTATAATAGCTTGAAAACTTGGCATTGCACTACTAAGAAAATCTCTCATAATAGGGCCAACAGTTCTTCTGCTAATAACAGTCTGTAAATTATTATTTAACAGAGGTACACATATTTCTGAGCAGCCTTTAGACTTAGCATATATAGCTGTACTCCTAAAGATAGTTGGAACCTCAAATGTATCTCCTGAAATATCAATGGATAACATATGTTGAAAGCAATCCTTAGATATAAAATCACTATGTATACTATTTGTTATAGGAACAGAACTATAGTCACGATTAAATGACCTTGTAATAAAATCAAATATTGCATCCATTAGTTCTCAGTCTTAAACATCATACTTTCAGCCTCATAGCTTGTCATAAATGGCAAATCTCTAAGACCTTCTACTATCTCATTAGCAACAAAGTTAGTGAAAAGATTAACAATAATACTACCTATCATATTAGCCATAAAGGTAGTTTGCTTGTATGAACAAATAGTAGCATCTGCTTCTTCATCACTGAATAAGAAGTTCTCACTATAATTACCAATATTATAACTATCATCTCCTTGAATACAGAATACCTGCAACTCTTCAGCTGCAAGTCTACCATCTATGAACAGACAGTGCTTTCTTTCCTCATCACTCTTACTATCTACATGGTCAAGCCATTTATTAAAGAAGGCCCTTCTTGCCTTCATATTATCAAAGCCACATATCATAATATCAGAGGCCTCACAGTCACTGGTAAATCTTTCTGCTATAGCAAAAGTACTATCATACATAGCATAGTTACTTGCCATATTAGCAAGAGCATCCACTTTCTTCTTACCTACATCTTGCTTACTATATAGCTGGCCAGACATATTAGCAAACTCTACTACATCATCATCATAAATAAATAATGACTTAGGTTTCATTCTTGCAAGTAAGAAACCCACATAGCTCCCAATTCCTCCTACACCAGCAAGAATAACTACTTTCTTTTGTATTTCCTCAAACCACACAGCAGAGCTAAACCTTGAAGTAGTTTCATCTTGAAGTAAACTATCAGAATTAGTAGGAATAACATCTTCATTAAGTTCTCTTACTCCTATTTTTGCTAAATAGGTTTTAACCTCCATCTTTCTACTTTCTTCAAGACAATCAAGACTATCTTCAAGAGAGTCTATGTCTCCCATGTCAACTTGTTCACCACTTTCTAACATGACTGCATCATGCTCAAAGTACTCCTTAAAGGATTTTGGTACAGCAATTGAATAAGATAGCTCATTAAACCTATAATTAAGAATAATAAGGTCACTTTCCCTACAGAACTTATTAGTATAGAAAGAATATGAGATATTCTCATAATTTTCTATTAGGAAATGCCTTACATAACTTAATACTAAGTCATCTGAAAAGAAATAGGTATTCCTTGATATGTTAAGAAGATATGTTTCTATCTCAGCATTACAATCCTCATTCTCAATAAGGCTATTTGAATATTCAATAATGCCAGTTTCAGATAGAGAGGATATTGTTTTAATGTCTAAATATATCATTTGGTAAATATGTTTCTAATTGCTCCATCATAAGGTCTTTTACCTTACTTTCAGGAAGTTCATTTAACATCCAATATAAATCATAGGCACACACCTCAGCAGTGTCTGACTCATCAAAAGTATTAGTAGGATTAATCTCTTCTCCATTCAGTCTTCTTAGAAGGTCTTCATCCTTAGTATATACAAGGAACTCTACAAGAGACTCAATCCAAGTTACAAGCCTTTCTAAGTTACAAGTAATATTATAATTACTTCTACCATCAAAGCCAAGAGGACCAAACTTCTTCTCATAAACTTCATCCATTGTCTCAACCCACTTCTCTAACTCAACATTCTCAGGATTAACAATTATGCTACCAGTGAGAAGTTGGGTAGCTATAGTATTCAACAAATCTTCATCAAAGTGCTCATACATACATAAAGAAGTCCCATCAATATCTTCATCTATGTCATCATCAGAGCCACTGAAAAGATTAAGTTGCTTAGGTTCTTTAGACTTATCTTTACTTTCAGAACCCCCTATACTATTTTTAATAGGTGTAGACACAGTGTAAGACTCTGCAACTCTATCATTTATAGTATTTGGGCCATGGAGATTATTACAAGTTTTAAGAGTACTATAGTTGGTAATAGGCTTAGTTTTAACTTTGTTAGCCTTTATTTCAGAGAGTCTGGCGTCTATATCATTGAAGTTGTTAGATACCTCTGCTTTATCAATCTCTGCTTCAAACCACTCTATATACTCAATAGCTTTTGTCTCTTCTTTGTCAGCCTCAGAAGTAGCATTATCTGCTATAACTACCTTGTTATTTCCAAAAGAGTTATAATGAATATTCTTTGTATAGGTAATATGAGCCTTAGCTTTAATTTCCCCTACTACTTTTCTTGTAATACCTGCTGTATATTTACCTGCATTATTTACAATCAGAGACAAGAAATGATTAGCATTAGTGCCTTCTTCAACTAAAGTGCTAGTATCTGTGCCACTAAAGAAAGTAGCCATATTATTATGGCTATGAATAAGTCCTTCAAATACTCCTTCTTCAAGTAACTCTGGATGCTCACACATATAAGATATTACATCTGGAGCTTCATTATATTCAGTATAAGCACTTGTGCCTATATCCATGACAAACACATCTAAACAAGTAGCAATCAAGGAATTATCCTCCAATGACCCTTCTACTTTATAGAATAAAGTACCTGACCATTCTACTTCATGTACTCTATTACATAGATATCTTATCTTCGCCTCAACTTCCTGAGGTATAATTAACTTAAAGATAGAAGCATTTTTTACTAGGCTCAGCTTCTCCTTCTTCGCTGTTTGTTCTGCCATATTTACAATTTATTAATTTTAGAATACTAGTTAAAATATATTCACAGCCTCCACTTGAAAGCAATATAGACTGATTTTGATTGAGATTATTAGTACCTTCTATATTTAGTTTCTGCATAACTCCCTTAAAGACAAACATATTAGCATGGTTAACACTCTGTATATGTTCTATTGAGGTATCAGATATAGGAGTACAAGCTTTACCTTCTGATATAATGAAAGGGTCAACAATATGTCTTCTTTCTAATGCTTGCAGTGTGTATCTAACTTCACCCTGCCTATACATATCATTATACCAATTAATAAAGCAATTACTCATCTTAATCCAGAAGTCTAATAATGGTTCTCCTAAGGCATAATTACCATTTACATAAGAGAACTTTATAGGAACACTTTTCAAAAAATGTTTAACAAACTCATCCATAGGAAAGCACACAGCATCCCAATATCCCCTATAACTAAAAGGAGTCACATAAGACCCATTATTAGCCCCTATACTCTCTAATTTAATATAGGGCACACCAGCTAAAGACTCAACAGTGACATACTTAGAAAGCTCAAAACAGAATAATCCTAAGAACTCTTCATCATATACTTCTCTAAGTCTACTCAAGGTAGTATTCAATGGGCCAGTTCCCAAGCATGGAAAACTCCAGCTAGGAACATCTGAACTACTAATTCTTGGTATATGAGAGTGAGAATAACGAGATACCCATTGAATTACATCATAGGTAGTTCTAATCATTCTAAAAGTTCCACACATTTTGTTACCTTTAAGCCTTAGTTGTACATACAAGTCTCTAATATTTACACTTCTATCTTGTTCATTAGTAACTCTTACTTCAGGAAATTTTATAAGAATATTTGTATCAGGCATTTCTTCAGTGAGATACCTAGTACAATAGTCTATAACACCTAAATCAGTAATACTGTCTAAAAAAGGAGAACTTTTATGTAACTCATAGTAGTCTCTATCTATAGAATAACTGCCATACGCATTACTACCAGAAGGACCAGAGACAAAATAATCTAGCCCCATATTACTTAACCTGCTTTCAAACTCTGAAAAATTAGGTAGTTGTAAATCAGTCAATCTCTCTGAGAAGTAATCCCTAATAACAGCATAAAATGTTCTTGATTCTTCTATTCGTGCTTCAAAAAATTCACGTAATTTATTTCTTACTTCTTCTGTCATATTATATGATAAAAAAAAAAGGCAGAAGATATTAAATCTCCTGCCCTTTGTTATTACATATCCTTGAACATGTCATCTATATCTTCTGCTGAGTAAGCACTTTCCTTAACACTCAAAGTAGTGCCAAGTACCTCTACAACTTCAGTACCCTCATCAGGAGAAAGAATACCATTGTTTACAAGTGTATTTGTAAGCAAAGTAATAGCTTGTGTAGCTTTATCTTCACTTGCAATGGGAGCTTTAGTAGCAGGCTTCATAGCCTTACTCTCTTTCTTAGGAGCATTCTCCTTTACATTTGTAGCCTTCTTGCTTGCTGCTTCAATCTCTGCAATCAAATCAGCAGTCTTACACATAGTAAAGTTCTTGTTGTACTTCTTTACAATAGCTTCTGTAAGACCAAGCTCTTTTACTTTAGCATAAGCCTCTTGTCTACTCATCCCAGCACCAGACTTAATCTTCTTCTCTGCCTGAGTAAGTCTGAATACCAAGTTATTGGTAGTACCTCCCTTAAAAGGTACATCATGAGGAAGAAGAGCTGTATCAAACTTAAGCTCAGTCTTAGTAAGACCTTCCTGAATTACCATACCATCAGTGGCAATTCCCAACTTTCTCAAGTCAGCCTTAAGTTCTGCTACTGTTGTTGCTTGAGAATTAAATTCTTTCTTCTGCATTGTTCTGGTGTCAATCACCGTAAATTTCTTTTCCATTGTTTTTTTTTTTTATAAATTATAATTAATAAAGAAAACTCATTGGTCTAGAAGGGTAAAGCATATGGGTCATTATCCTTATCATACTCTTCAAATAAAGATAGAATAGTACTTACAAAGTACTCTTTACCAAAACTTTTATACATATCTGATATGTCTTTACCACCTTCAAATTTAGGTAATACTACATTGACAAAGCCAGTTTGCTTGGATAACTTAATACCATCTGCTAACCCAGCTTCATCATTATCAAAAAGTATATATACATTATCAAATCTTCTTTTTAACTCTGATATTGCAGTATCACTCATATTATAACCTTCTCCTTGTACAGCTAAAGCAGGAATACCTGTATTTGCCCATAAACAAAGAGCATCCTTTAATGATGAACAAATGACCACTTTATCACCATGTTCAGGAACTTTAGTCCATAGACTAATCACACTTCTATCATGCTTATTAGCCCACTTATAACCATTCTTATTAAATGGTTGATATATTTTCAAAGTAACTTCACCTTCCTTATGTTCCACATAAGTATAGGCATACTTATCAGCGCCTAGTGTAAATCTGCCTCTTTCATTAGTTACTATCTTATGACTGATAGGATATACCTCAGCATATTTTAACCAGTCTATTGAAATACCATAAGATGCCCAATAGTCTATATCATACTGTCTCCATTCTCTAACTTTGCACTCTAACTTACTATTACTATTATAAGTAGCAGCATCCTTGATAGCACAAGGAATATAATTATTAATAGTAGCACCATTAGAAAACTTATGTACATCTTTATCAATCTTAGATAAAACTTCTTTGAAAGAACAATGCCACATAAGACCAAGGAGGTCATATATACCTCCTCTATCTTTTGTAGCTAAATCTACCCAGTAAACCCTCTTACCATCATTACTATATAAACCAAATGATGGTCTTCTATCCCTTCTTAAGGGACTTGATATAATGCAGGGTATTTCATATACCCCTAAATATAAAGAAACAAGTTCAGCTTCACTTACTTTTGATTGTATTTCAGCTAAACTAATAGAGTTTTTACCAGTACTAAATGCCATTTTATTTAATTATTACTTTGTTTATCCCCAAGGAGTAGCTGCACTACTTGCAGGAGGGAAAGGAGCTTCATTATCACTAAAATTAGTAGGAGCAACTACATACTCATGCAAATCTGATACCTCAAATTCTGATGTAGGCATAGCTCCATTATTCTTAGCTTCCTGCAAGTCTTTATCAATCCTACTATAGTCAGTTACACTATTCTTGAGAAACATTCTTGTGTATGCAGTCTGATATTGCTTACCATCATCAGTATTCCTTACACCAAACAATACTTTTACCTTATTATTAGGCTGGAGAGCAAGAATATCAGAAAGCTCTTTGAAATTACCCTTGAAGTAATCATCAATATGCTCAAGACTTGCTTCACAATCAGCAAGTTTATTTGCCTCAAGCATTACCCACTCACCATTGACATACTTCTGACAAGAAGGTATATTCAAGTAAGCAATCAAGAACTTAATAAGTTCTTCCTCACCATGATATGCCTTTCTATAGTCAGCATCAATATTAGCTGGCTTGCCATTACTATATACAGGAATTTGCTTAGCAGCAATCTCTGCTTCAGTTGCCCAAGCTGTTCTACCATACTTATCAATTACTTGATATTTACCAGCAGAACTAAGTCTATATTCTTTCCTCAAGAACAAAGATACTCTTGTCTTAAAGTCAATAGGCTTACCTTCACCATCAGTATACTTCTCAGGGTCAGCTACTACCATGAAGTCAAGTCTTACTTGAGGTACCTTAGTACCATTGACATCAATTTCACCAACATACTCTGGTGCATTATCTATATCCCTCTCATAGAACTTTTCAAGTTCATCTTTTGAAGGATTAACACACTTCACATATACTGAAGCTACACCTGTATATCTTACTACTTTAGCACCTTCTGTGCTTTCATTACCTTTTCCAAATGCCATAAGTTTCTTCTCCTTATTCTGTTACATTGTTTGTATTAGACTCTGGAAGTCCATCATTAACTTCTTCCTGACCATCAACACCATCTGCAATACCATCTACAGCTAGATTTTCATTAGCCTCTGGTACAAGGGTCTCTGGGTACTTAAGTCTGTAAGAAGTAACCTTCAACTCCTTACCATTCTTGTCCAACTTACCTGTAGAAGTTACTTCTCTAACTACAAGGTCTTCAGTGCCATAACCACCAGTTGCCTCCTTAATAGGAGCTTCAAAGCCATCAATCTGAATTTGAATAGACTCAAGCTCTGCCTTAGCTTCCTCAATAGTCTTGATAAGCTTAGCTTTCTGTCTTACTAGTGGATAAACATTCTGTGCAGTTCTCTTCACAGTTGCAATAAGAAACTTAGAAAATTCTTTCTTTGCCATAATTTTTAGAATACTTTAATATATTAAAATAAGTTGCCTTTCCCCATTGGGAAGGACTTTGTATAATTCATTTACTTGAAATTTAATTCTATACCATTGTACTGCATAAGCTAAATAAGAACTATTATACATTATTGCAAAAGTAACAAACTTCTCCATTTCTCTGTCATACTTCTTACCTCTTTCAATACAATAATTAATAAGGAACTTTTTAGCTCTATCCATATTTAACACTCTATTATCATAGAGAGTTAAAAAATCGACAAAGTCATTCCTATCCATAATATTCATTCATAGCTTTAACTACAACCCCAAGGTCATTAGGAATAAAGTCTTGTTCAAACATACCTTCAGGTGATTTAGCAGGGATTTCTATACTTCCATTCATACCTCTATGAGTATAAAAACCATATGTTGCTGTTCCTTTGTCATCATACTTAATGTCTGAGAATAAGACCATAGGTACTACTTCTACAGGTGAATATTGAGTATCAAGCAACTTACCAATAGTAGCTACTTTATAACCCACAATAGTATTATCAGATACTATTTCCTCTGTGTGCAACATAAAGAAGACATTAATATCTTCTCTCATTTGCTCACAAGTAGCTATAATCTGTTGGAAGTGTTGAGCTAACTCTGTATACTTTGCATATCCAGTTTCTTTAGCTCTCTTGAAATACTCTTTCCTCATCACATAGATAGCATCATCTATAACAATATTCTTAATATGAAGACCATGTTCATTAATGCCCTTTAGATTAGCTATAATCTCATTGTAATCTCCTACTTGAATAAGATTTTTATTCTCTAAATTATAGAGAGCCTTACTTCCTTTGAAAGGAAGTTTCTTACCAAGTAAGTTCATTACTACAGTTTCCTTAGAGTCAAGCCCTTTAATACTAGTAGATTTACCAGTACCTGACTTGCCCATAACAATTACACAATTTGCCATTTTCTTTCTTTTACTTCTGAAAAAGGGTTGCAAAAATATAATTATAAAATCATATATGCAAGCCTTTAATTATTTTCCTTAGTGAACTCATAAAGAACATCTTAGAAGATGTTACTTCATTTATCCTTCTTAAATAAGCATATACTTTACCCATACCTGAAGTATCATCAGGCTTTGGCATCTCATACCAATTAGAAATAGCACCATCAAAGAACATTCCTATTAGTCCTCCAAGTTCACCATCTCTATTAATACATACTTCAAGTGTCCTAAAGTGGTCTTTTAGGGTGTCTATAGGGTACCCTATATACTCTTTAAGTCCAAACTTATAGGGACTATAGATACCAAGCATAATATTACAATCATGTGCAGTGTACTTACTATCTCCTAAACCTGCTGGAGTAGGTCTTGTCCTATTAAACTTCTGAGCATCAACAGACTCATTGTCTGTATTCTGTTGCTGAATAACAATAGGGGAATGACCATAATTATTCCTAAGTAAGACAAAGTATTCACTAAGTTTATCTATAGCTTGTTTTTTAGTAAATCCTCTTTCAAGGTCTATAATGTTAATAGTATCAACTACTGGGAACACATATTCATTTGGGTTATTTGGTTCATAATAGTCAAATACTTCAACATCATGTAAGATACCTTTATCATCTTTGTATTTAGAAGGCTTCTTATGTACTTTGCCATGAGCTTCTGCATATTGTCTACAAGCCTTATAAATACCTGTTGGATTAGTCTCTCCTGGGAACTCTATATGTTCTTCAAAGAAATCAACCATCTTTATAAATTCTTCCTCCTCTAAGATATCTAATACCTCTTGAGGCAGTGGACTATCATTTTTTGAAGACATAAGGTCTCTTGGACTAACTCTATACTTACCTTTAGTATATCTATATAGTAACCAAGACATAAATCTTGCTAATACTCTTTCTTTAGTTTCCTCAAGATTAAAGTACAATATATGAATATTTATGTCTACTTTACTACTATATTGAAACATTAAAGCTTCATATAATAGATAAGAACAGAGTTGAGATTTACCACCTTTAGTATATGAAGTAATTATGTAGTATGTGCTTTGCTCTAAGCCAATAAAGTCATTAGAAAATCTTTTGAAAGGAGAAGGAACACTATTAACATTTCCATTAAGAATTCTTTGTCTTCTTTCCTTTATTTTATTAATAACTTTCTCTCTTAACTTACTCATACTTACCTAATATTATCCATCCAGCTATCATTAGCATCAGTCTGCCCAGCATTTTCCATGAAACTAGCTAACTCAGAAACTTCTTCAATGTACATCTTTCCTTCACTATCCATTTTCCTTTCATCTTTCCATATAAAATATTTCAAGACTCTCATGTATTGATAGTTTCCATTGAAAGACTCCACATATTTAGTAGCTGCATTAATTAACTCCTCATCAGAAAACTTATTACCATAGAGCTTAAAGAACTTCTTAAGTCTAAGCTTAGTGTCTTTTGTATTACCTTTCCAATAGAGAGAAGTTTCTGGCTTCTTCCCATTTGGAAATATAGCCATTAACTTCTTTGCAAGTTCTTCAAGATGTTTGTCATTATCTTTAACATTAGAAACTTCTGAGTCAAGTACTATGCCAGATACTACATCATCCCATCTTTGAGTAACAGCCCAAGATTTACCAAATATAGAGTTACATTCTACAAGTACCTCTTTAGCCTTTAGATTGCCTAATAGTTCAGGAATATTATCACAGCTTTTAACTAATAATACTGCTAATACAGAAGGAAAATCTAATCCTGCTTTCTTGCATAATTCCTCATCTATAGTAATCTTCATAGCTTACTTACTCTTTACATAAGACTTTTCTCTTTCAGCAGACATCATCAAGAAATCTTCTATATTCTGGTTGTGCTTAGCTACCTTAAGATAAGTCTCTTTAACTATCTTAACAATCCTTGAGCATATGCTATAGATTTTACCCTGTGCCTTAGCATAAGCTATACTTTTACCTATAGCCTCATCAAAGACATCTTCTCCAGAGCAAACTGCTTTACCATTTGTAGACACAATAAATGCTTCTGCATTAGAGTTAAAGTTAAATTCTACTGCTGGGAAAGCCTTATTTACTTTTTCAAGAACTTTAGGAACTAAAGCACCCAACATAATCTTTTCCAAAGGCAAAGCTGCTGTAAGAACACATATGGTTATTTCACCATGTTTGTCTGTCTTAGGCTGCTGATAATAGTTCTTGGAAATCTCTACAACAAAGTTGTGTTTTTTAAGACCCTCAAATCGCTTTTCTTTGTTCATAATTTTAATTCTGTTAAATTTGTTATTGTTTTTACTAAATCAGGATTATAATCCTTACACATTTCTTGCACAATTTCCTCATCTCTTGTGTTCTTAAAATAAGGAATTATGATAATAGGGTCTTTATGCCTTAGCAATCTGCCTAACTTCTGCTTAATCATTCTATCTGAACTATTAAGGGAGGCATAGATGCCCACCCTACAATTTACAAGGTTCATACCTTCATCAAGCATATTACAAGCTGTAATATGGTCTATCTTACCATTATTAAAGTTTTCGATAAATGTAGTAGACTTTTTATTTTTACTATTAACACAGTACTTACCAAGAGCTTCTGTTTGAGGAATACCATTACAAAAAGTCAATGTCCTCTCTTTATGTAGTAGGTCAAGAAGGGATTTAATATAGGCTGTCTTCTGTTCACTCAACCATTTCAATCTATCTCCACTTCTTTTAAGGAACATGTTTTTGAAGGTAGTACTAAACATTCTTTGTTTACACCAAGCAATCATAGAACTCATATCATCATAGCACTGCTGTTGAGTACAAGAGATAATAATTTGTCTATTCTTTACTCCTTTATAATCCCACCTTCTCTTATAAGATATCTTTATGGGATTACCCTTACTTTTGTTCTTGATTATAGTCTGATTTTCATAAGTGTTATCAAGAGAAAGAGGGATAAGGAATACTCTTGGGTCAGGTAATATACCTTCTTCAGTAGCTTCTTTGACCTTAACTTTAGTAGAACATAGTCCTCTAAAGCATGCAGTAAGCTGATACTTCATATCTCTACTTACAGTAGCTGAAAGAAGTATAGCACTATCAATACTAAAGTCCTCTAATGACTCTCTACATCTCTCTGAAAGATGATGTACTTCATCAAAGATAACAAAGTCATAATGACCCACCATCTTAGGAAAAGACACATAAGTAGTAAAGGTTACTTGTTTCAAATAATCTTTATATCCCCACTTCTTAAATTCATCTTTCCAGTTAGACTTGAGCACATTTCTTGGTACCACTACAAGAATATTACTATTAGGATTACACCTATCAGCCATAGTGTCAAGAGCAATCTTAGATTTACCAAAGCTAGTAGGTAATTCAGCTAATATAAAAGGAGCTTCCATTTCAAGAATTTTCTCCCTTATCTCTTCTCGTTTATTCATACTTGATTTACTATTTCTTTAATTTTCTCTATATATGCTTTATCTTCTGCATAACCCATATCAGCAAGAAATCTGTAATAGTTATTAGGAGGCCTATACTTATATTGTACAAAGTCCCTATAGGCTTTTACACTCTCTTTCCAATGCTTAAACTTATAATAACTACCATCTGGTTTTCTGAGACCAAATAAGTTGTTATGAGTTATACACACCTTACTAGTATAATTACCTGTCTCTAATTTGGCTTGGGCAAGCACAATTTTAGGATGTGCTATGCCCTTATCCTGTATTTCTTGCAATAAGGATTTATCATTCAAAGCTACTTTGCTGGAGTCTACTTTAACTTTATTGTCAGTGATAGTGTCAGCCTTTAAGCCTATATTATCACTCTTCTTGACCCTTGGTTCTATTTCTTTAGCTATATAGCATAGAAAGAATATAGAAAGGATAATGGCATTTATAAATGCACCAAGGAGAAAGTAAAATCCTCCAAAGTAGAATTTAGAATCCTTCATACTTAATAATTTAATTAAACTTACTTTGTAATATCCCTAAACACTTTCTTCATCTTTTTTTTTTGAAATTAAACTTAATACATGTGAAAAATCTAGTTTGAACTGTAATCACTATATACAATAGAAGCAGAAAAACTCCTATAATATTAGTAATTGTATTAGGAAATGTAAGACAATTTCCTAAGAAAGTAAACATAAATATAGTCACAAACACCCAAATGAATATCTTTATAAATGTTTTCATACTTATTTTTTGTTTTATATTAAAATTCTTAATAAAATGTATTAGAGTTTATTAAACTCTTCTTGAGTTTTCTCAATCATTCTATCAATATTAGCTAAAGTATCTTCCTTTAATTTATCAAAATCTACATAGGCACATCTTACTCTATATATGTCACTCTCACTTATATAGTCCCATTTATCAGATATTGCCATCCTTTGTAAAGTAACTCCTCCTTCCCATATCCTTCTCTCTTCTTTAAGACTTCTTAATCTCTGAAGTAACTCTGTCCCTTTCTTTACCTTTTCCTCTGTCATCTTATTACAATTTTAATAAAATTTTACGCCTCCTTGCTCCTTTGTATGTATACCATACAACAAGGTACTCACTACCATTGAACATTACTATGTCACAATATACATCATAGTAGCATGCAAAGAATAATAAGATAAAAGCTACTAATACTATAAACATAATATATTTAGAAATTTAGTTAATAACATTTCCTCTGCAATAGTACCTTCTTCAGGTAATCTTAAATCACCTGATACACCTTTATTATCTATATGTTCATCACAAATAAGTTTGTTGTGAATAACAAGAGCATCAAATATAAAGGGGCCTTTGATATAAGATTCAACAGCGCTAACAATATTATAAATAGTCTTACCAGTACTTATAAAATCATCAGCTATTACTATTCTAAATGGAATATTTCCATCATAATTAAGTATGCTCTCTACACACTCAAGGTTACTTGCATGACAGTCTTCATTAGGCTTCCTATTAATAAAAACTCCAACATCTACATCAGTGTTATGTACTAAATATTCAGCCATAAGACCTCCTATCATAGCTCCTGAAGTACCTCTTACTATAAAGGCAATATTGTCCCCAGGGAATAATTTTACAAGTTCTTGAGCTGCACTTTCAGTATAAGCTAGCAATGTTGACATATAAGACCCTATAGGATATTCAATAGGAAGAAAACAATTATGTAGTTTAATTAATTTAGGAAATAAATCCTTTTGTGATATAATCTTTTCCATAATAATTTAACAAAAAAAAAAGGAGCAAAGCTACTTTAGTAGCAATGCTCCTTCTTCAAAGAATTAGTCTGGAAATACAGCATAGTCTTCAACACTACCACCTAAGGAAGCAGCAATTCTCTCACAATGCCATTTGATTTTCTGTTCCTCAGTGAGTGCATTCCATGCTTGGTCTCTGAGGGCCATCTTTTTGACAGACAAATAAGGTTGAAAACCTGCTGGAGCATAGAAAGCTTCTGGTGCACTATTACCAATAAAGTCCTTGTAGGCAATAGTACTAATGTTGATAACCTGCTTAGCAGGCACACACTTTCGTGTATAGAAGTGGATAATCTCCTCCTTCTCACCATCAGAAACTTTCAAGTGGTGAATATTATGCTCGTCAGGGTCAGGCACACTTCTGTACTTATACTTGATGTTACCTCTTTTGTCCTTGACAACATGACCTTTCTTGTCCTTGACTTCTTCTTTGAGTTGTTTGAAGCACTCCTGCTTACTTACCATAGTACTTCCTGGAAGTAGTACAGTAAGATTCATTTTTACATCTATCATTCTTATAAAAATAAAAATAGTATAGTGGACCCTGTAGGGCTTGAACCTACGACCTTCACATTATGAGTGTGCTACTCTGACCTTCTGAGTTAAGAGTCCTAAAAAAGAATTATAAATTATCAAATTCTTCTTGACATTCTTTAATTCTTTCATTAATCATGTTTAGACTATCCTCTTTTAACTTCTTAAAGTTAATAAAAGTTGTGTCTATCTGACAATGTATAGTCCTGTCTTCTAAGTTTTTAGCAGCACTTATCTCTTCCACATAAGTAGATTGTTCCCACTTAGCTTTTTCGCCTTCTAAATGCTTAATTTTGTTAAGTATTTCTGTTCCTTTTTTAATTTTTTCTATTGTCATAGTCTTTATTTTTTTTTTAATAAGCAGGTGAGTAGTTTAACCACCCTCAATAAAACCATTTAGGTACAAAATCCCTACAACATTTTTGTTTTATTTCATCTAATCTGTCATGTATAAGTCTTTTACAAGTTGAACATTCTCTGGAAAAGATAAGAATCTATCTCTTTGTTTTTCTGTATGGAAAGATATCAAATCTCTCAAATGTACAGTAGTATGTAAGGTTGGTTCTCCACTATCTTCTATTGATACACAGAATTTCCAATCATTATTTTCCCATTCTTTATTAGTTATTATTCCTCCATAATAAGGCATAAGTTGAGAGATTTGAGCAAGAGCTAATGCTGCTTTAGCATACTTTTCTGAGGCAAAAATATTTTTATTCTCTTTAAGTGCAAGACCTGAATACTTTAATGTATCAGATTGTACATTAATGAAATAACCTTTAATATGGTTTAGATCTTTCCAAGTATTTACTTCAACTTTCTTTTTGAACTTAACACACTCAAAGGTTGAGTGTTCTCTATCAATTTCATATCCTTCTGGAATAGTAATTTTTACTTCTTTTGTTTCCATTGTCTTTTAATTTTAGTTATTGTTATGTTAATAATAGTCGGGGGAAGAGGACTCGAACCTCTATAACTGTCTCCCATATGACAATATAATTGTGCTTGTAAGTTTATTATAATAAACTATTAAAAGCGTGTTTACCAATTACACCATCCCCCGAATGAAAATAGCTACTAATTTTCTAAGTTTTCAGCTTAGTGCTTTAACCAATTTAGCTAACAATTCTTCATAAATTGTGATGGATTTGAACCACCAATGATTATTTTCTTGTAAGTAGCTGTAGCAGGGAGGGCAGGAATTGAACCTGCATTACATTTATTTTGAGTATAAACTGAAGTAAAATATAATTGTAAGTATCATGTAATACTATAACCAATATTTCAACCTCCCTATAAAAAGACACTACATATTCACATACTGGAATTGAACCAGCTACTCAAAGATTACAAATCTTTTGCTCTACCAAATGAGCTAATGTATATATTATTGTAAGTGTCTTATAGTGAGTAGTAAGAGTATTTCTCTCTTACTACCCTATTTGATAGATACTAAATTGGCAAATTAAAAGATTGCTGCTTGTAAAGTAAGCTACTTAAATTTGTAAGTATCTATATTTTCTTTTAATCTTATAGTGTATTAACTCTTATAAGCTCATACCTATTAGACCTATACAATGACTGCAAAGGAGTATAGACATCAAAGATATCCATATCTTTGAAATTAGTCAAGAATTGCTCAATCTGTGTAGGATTAGCAGGTATATACATAAAATTATCTATACCATTAAATCTTTCAAGACCTGTATTTCTCCAACCCCAACCTTGTGTAGCATCAATAGCTACAACAAATGGCTTAAAGCCAAAGTAGTTCTCACATTTCCTCATGAAGTCATTCATACATGCCTCAGGAGAATTTAGGTTATTCCATTCACCGTCTGATATGATAGTCCATACAGGATAACTCTTTAAGCTATCAAGTATTTGTGGATATCTCTCACAAGCACTTCTAAGACCTTCAGGAATAGAACTAATATTAGTACAACCTCCTTGGAAAATAGACTCTAAGAAAGACTCTATTTCCCTGAAATTATCTAAGAAAGACTTTGTTGGGTCTACAAGAGGTTTATGAATAGCTGAAGCAATCTGACTTCTCAGAATTCTATTAGGAGAAGTTGCTTTACTGTCAATAAAGCTATGCCAATGACTACTACTATTAAACATACCTATGAGATTTCTACCATCATCATCAGGGTTTTTGTATAGACATACTGCTGCAATAAATGTAGCAATGTTAAAAGGTCTACCTGACATAGAACCTGAGTCATCAATAATAACAAGGCTGTTATAAGGTAAATTGACCTTATTTTGCACAAAGGACTCAACCTTTAAGGCATCTACATTGTGAAGAGATATACTGTCATAAAGTTCTTTGAAGTTAGTAGCACCAGTAGTTACCTTAGCTTCCTTCTTCACTTTATTAAGTTTAACCTTATCTTCCTCTGTAGCACTTCCTTGTCTTACCCTTTCCTCAAGAATTCTCTGTTCCTCCTGCTTGGTCTCCTTATACTCTTCCCAAGCCTCATACCACCCTTTCAATTGAGGATATTTCAGCTTATCAGAGTTCTTACTAAAGAAAACCCTATTTCTAACCCTAAATCTTGCTGATGCAGGTAATTTATCAAGCCAATTGATAAAGCTGTCTCTACCAAACTCTCTAATCTTACCTGATGAGAATAATACAGACTCAAGTTCTTGATTGTACTGCTTTCTCCACTCTCTATAGCCTTTGAAGTTAGCATAATTATTCTCATACACATATCCCCAGTGCATAAGTTCAGAGAGTTTGGCAAGGAAAGTAGCCTTATGCTGCATTACTCTTAGAGTATCAGGCAACATCTTAGCATGTTTTGACCTTTTACTAAGTCTTGGTATAGTCAAGAACTTAGCTACTAAGAACTTATCAAATGGATTATTACCATTAATAACCTTGTAGACATACTTAAGAAGTTCTTCAACATACCACTCATCAGCAAATATGTCATAAACCTTAACTACTTTGCCATTTCTAAGTGACTGTACTCTTGACCTAAAGAGATTGTCAAAGCATACATATTCATTAAATAGTCCTGCATTCAAGAATTTAATGAATTGCTTTTTATTTCTGTCCTTAAGCCATAAGAATATGGTATAAAATGCCTCTCTATTAGCATTTCCACCTGTGTCCTTTTTAACACCCTTGAAAATGTTATGCTGTCTTGCAGTTATATCTCCAATTGAGAATAACAAGGAAAAGAACATTTCTCTGTGTTCTTTATTACCCTTTACTTCTTCCCAGCAATTATCAAGCTGTGTATACTCTACTCTACCATTAGCACCTGCATTAAGTAGATTTAAGCAATTTCTTAATCCATAAAAAGGATTATTGTTACTTTTGTTTAACTTTATTTCCATTTATATAGTCTTTTATTTATAGTATTGTAAGTAACATAATTCTATATTAGAAGTCTTCAGTTTCCATATTAGCCAACTGAGCTTCAAGCTCTTTAATCTTATCCTCAGGTGTCTTCTGAGACTCCTTAAGAGCAGATAGTTGTTCCTGTAAAGCCTTCTTATTAGCTTTATTATCAGCAACTTCTTGTTTATACCTCTTATACCCTATAATTAGGTTTACAAGGTCTTTTTGTTCCTTTGCTTTCTCAAGAGATACTTGATTGGTATCATCTGCTGCCCATTCATCCTTACCTTCTAGACCCTCAATCTTCTTTGCAAGAGAAAGTCTAATCTGATTAAGACTATTGATAGTAGTACCATGTATAAGTTCTACAATATCAATAGAGTTGCCCAATCTACCTACTACAGTATCATTGTTAAGTAGTGCTTTGACTGCTAACTCTTTGAGTTTATCAAAGTGTTCTTTCTTAAAATTAATCTTCATAATTTCTATTATTTTTGTTTGTTCTCATTTAGTGCATGGACAATCACCAGCTCTATTAACTGGAGTATTATCAGGGAGATAATATTGCAATCTCCCACGATAAGCATTTATTCTGACCATGCCACATCTTTTGCATACTTGAGTAGTAGAACAAGGACTGATTAATGCACCTATAGGTACTTTTGACCATTTATGTCTCATACTTAGACCTTTATTCTCTTTTCAAAAATTGCTCTAATTTCTGCTGCGTCTTTTTCAGCGTATACTCTTTCCTCTAAAAGATAATAATTACCTACATTATATCTATTATCATCTTGTGGGTCATTATATTCAGGGACTTTAGCAACAACTCCAAAACTATTTATAAATAAATACTCATGTCCAAATTTTACCCTATTTCTAATTCTCTCTATTTGCTTTGTCCCAGCATTCCATCGCAAACCTTGCTCTTTCATCTTGTCAAAGAGTTCTTGCTTTTCCTTATCAGTAGCATAATCTAATAAAGCATCATTACCCCATTTTTGCCATAGAGATTTACTTATAGTAAGAGTATTACCTGTGTTTATTCCAACATAAAAAGAATGAAAGCCACAACCATCAGTATTTTTGTAGATAAAAACACAATATCTATGTTCATTTTCCGTAATTATAAGAATATCCCCGTCCTTAAAATCTTGCAATTTCTCTTCTTTCTCAAATACTACACTTCCGTCTTTAATAGTTGCCTTGCAACCTTCAGGAATGGTGATTGTATCACCGCATTGTAATTCTACTTTCATAAATACATTAATTTTATTTGGTATTTTCTACAAACTTAACAACATCTTCAACATAACCCTCAGTCATTTCAATGATATTAACATTTTTAGATTTTGAAAGTCTATAAATTAAAACTGGGTTATGAACTACAGCAATAATTTGTGTATTTTCTTTTTCCTGACTCAAAATATTATAAACTTCTTTAATCCTATTAATATCAAGATTTCTATCAGGCTCATCCATCAATACTGTAAATTCAAAATCTTTAGGATTATCATATTGAAATGAATTCTCTCTATAATATTGAAGTAATTGTTCAGCTTTAGCTTTAGATTGAGCTGGTGAATACTTATTAATAGCTATTTCTTTCAGTTTCTTAATTGGGAATTCTAAGTTTGTTTTAGGGTCAAACATTATATTAAATAAACTATCTAACCCAGAAGAAATTCCCTCTCCAGTTGAACAATTAAGCATATTAATATATGTATTGAATTTAGAAGCACTTTGAAGACAATTTGACCCCTCTTCAAGTACCTTATAGTCTAACATGTTAAAAACAACACCTTGATAGTCACTAATAACTTTAATGCCATCACAAATTTTATCATCATCAGAAAATAACAATTTAATAAATTCCATATTTCCAGATGGACAAGTAGATGTCATATTAGTTAAGCATAAAGTATACCTACGAATTAAATTTAGCAATGTTGTTTTCCCACAACCATTAAGTCCTACTATCACATTTATACCTGACTTAAAAGTTATAGATTTATTCTTATTAAAGAAATCAATACCTCCCAAATAACCAATTGGGGTATTTTTAATATCTGAAAAGTCTATACGTCTAATCATAATATATTAATTCTTATATAGTTTAATATAACCTTTATCTCATACTAATAAACTACAGATATACACCTAAAAACACTAAGAGGTCTTCCAAAGCATAAAGGTCCTAAGGGTATCTGATATATATGTATTTCTACGGGATAACCTTTTCTACGTAAAAACCTTGCAGCTATTTCTAATGAGGGATAATTATCATTCTTTAATATATCTCTATATCCATAACAATGGAGGTTGTTGTGTTTACCTTTTTTAAGGTCCTTTTTAACTCCTCGAATATACCTTATAGTTTCATATTTCATTGCTCTCATTTTGTAGGTAACTTAGGTATCTCCATCCAGTATTCTAATCCTACCTTTATGCTTTCATTAAACTCACCTGTGAAAGTTCCATCCTTTATATCATAAAAAACAGGGAACATTCTACCATTAGACATACGAACTAAAAGAGTTAGATTAAATAAATCTCCTTTAGGCTCTTTAGGCAAATCTCCGTCTGCAATAGAATGCCAAGGATTTGCTGTTGCACCCTCATATAGTCCAACCTTGTACCATTGTTCTTCTCTGTCAGTTTCAAAGCAATTAGGCTCTACTGGTCTACCTTGCTTTAATATTTCTTCTTGTGTCATAATCCTAATGCTTTTTTAATTCTTTGTTTGTAATCCTCATTTGCAGCCTGCATTGCTTCTTTCATAGTCTTATACCATCGAGTAGAGCTTTTAACTCCAAACAAGAACGTATATGGCAAATTTACACTACCACTATTACAAATAATATAAGATAAATTAAATATTGTTTTTGCTATAGGGCCTCTACCCTTATCTTCCCAAATTAGTTTAGTAGTATTTTCTACTACACTTTCACGCCCAGCGTTAAAAGCAAATTCAATATCCTTATCTGTGAAAACTATGTTTTCTGAAAATATTGGTTCATTTCCATTAAGTTTACCTTGCAATTTTGCAAGTGCATACTCTTTTGCTAAATCTTTATGTTCCATAGTTTACTTCCCTACTTTTAATTCTTTGAAAATTTTATATCTTATTATTTTATTTGTGGAGCTAGTGGGTTCCGCCCCCACGTCTTGCCATTTAGCTATAATAAATTGTTACATGCTTCTTTGTACTAAAGTACAGGGTTGTCTGGTATTTTGTCCAGCAAATCCACCATTCTATTTTTGTTTAAGCACTAAAATAGAAAAACATAAGCATTGTTAATAGGATATACTCCTATTAGAACTTCCACATATTATGTTCCTTAGTCATGTGGTAACTAGAGGCTTTATTCTATTAAGCTGCAAGCAGCATAACAGTAGCCTGAGGTTTCATGTTGATAACCTTAGCATTTATTGTTTTCTGTTTTAAGGCACAGATGCCCCTGCATGATTTATTATCTCTTCCTGACAATCAAACACTATATTAGCCCCTTAAAGCTATGCCTACTTTCACAAGCAAGCATAGTAAATAGTCCAATAACTAAAAATCATATTGTACAACCAAAAATGAGTACACCAACAGAGAATCGAACTCTGATAAATGGTTTAGAAGACCATTGCTCTATCCATTGAGCTATTGGTGTATTTATCTCCACAAGTATCACCGAATTATCATAGTGTATATTGTGGAGAATGCTTTTATAACTAATCTATAAACATTGAGTGCTATCAGAATATAGTTTGTACATTTAGTTATAAGAAGCATATTATTGTTTTAGCACTAAACAATAATAGTACTCTTAGTAAGACTCGAACTTACATCTAAGGTTTATAAGGCAGTGGTTAATAGGGGACTCTAACCCCTAACCTATAGTTTAGGAAACTATTGCTCTTTACAATTGAGCTAATTAACCTTTAGCTTTACCATAGTAAACACTTTTCCCTCTGGGAGCATTAGTGTTTCTAGACCCAAAGTTCTCAGTTAATGAATGACAATTTGGACATAATACTTGAAGATTATCTTCTGTATTATTCTCTGAATTACCATCAATATGATGAATTTGAAGAGGTACCTTATTAGTGAATTGGTTTAATTCTCCCCATCCACATTTCTCACATTTATAATTACATTTTTGTAACATATAGTTTCTTACAAAACTACTACAAGTATAATTAGTAGTACCACTAATTTTTCCCAATTTCCAATCTTCTATATATCTTTGCTTTTTATCTTCTATTGCACATTCTATACTACAATATAATGCTCTTGAAGATGGGTATTTGATAAAGGATTTTCCACAATGAATACAATTTGCAGTTTTTGTAGTTCCTTTATTAAAGGTCTCATTTGGATTAATCTTTCTTCTTCTTGGTAATTGTATTCCTATTCTCTGTGCTGCTTTCCTGATTGCAGCGCCAGAAATATTATACATTTTACCTATTTCATCATAACTGATACCTTGGTTTATAAGAATTTCTAACTTTTCTTTTTCATTTAGCCATTTCATAATTGAACTAATTATAATTACTATACAAATATAGTAATAAAAATTCAATTACACAATAGACTAAACATCTTTCTTATAAACCTCTATTCTCTCCCTTGAACTATAAGAGTATAATACTACCTAACTTCATAGTCAAGTAGTATAAACACTTTATATTAACACAAAACAAAACCGTCTATTTCTTTTTATTTGTATTAGTTACCCTACATAATGAGATACTTGCAACCATAGTTCCACAGTACTTCCTTACCTCACAATTACTACAATTTGTTTTCATAACTCTAATTGTCTCATTAATTCTTGGTCAGCTATGTAATCTTCAAATCTATCTTGCAGGTCTTGAAGGTATAAAGAATAGACCTGAATGACAGGGCATTGCATCATGTTTTTATATTCTGCAAATGCAAGAAGGTCTTTTAAGTCCTCTTTATTCATATTTATATCTTCTTATTTCCTCAAGTTCTTCCTTAAGTAGCTTAATAAGCTTCTTGTATGTAGTCTCTGTTCTTCTTACTGAAGAATAGATATGTTCTATCAAGCTATATTTATCTCTTTCTACAACAATAAGATGATACTCTTTACTAAATAATAGCTTTAAGATTGCTCTAAGTTTATTCATATTTTTATAGTTTATAAGTTTATGAATTATTAATTTACATAAAAGTGGTCTCACAAGTATTACTACCTATGAGACCTGTTACCCTAAATTAATCTTTAACTTATTGAACTTTCAACCTATATATGTAAATGAGTCATTCAAATACTTTATCTATGAACCTTGTACCTGATAGACAGTATATATCTCTGATAGTTAGATTGTATTTACCTACTATTATGAGGATAACATTTATAGCCACCCATAATACTATACCTACTAAAGATAAACTATCTATAGCCATAGCAAATAATGTTACTGAGATTACTATTGTCCATAGTAATACTCCCTTGAAAATATTTCTTTTCTTCATAGTTGTACTTTTATAAAATTATTACTAGTTCTGGACTGAGCTTACTTGCTTCAAGCTCTGTTATTTCCTTTAATTCACCAAAGAATTTAACATAGTATTTATGTTTGAAATAACTTTGTCTAACAACCACTATTGTCTTATTAATGTGGCCAAAGTATTCTTTGTTCTTGTTGTGGTTCTCTCTTAGCATATTTAAGTGAGAATGTGCTTTGTAGGCATCATTGCTTGCAATGATATTCCTATTAAATCTTTTTCTTGCCATTGATTTTAGTTATTGATTTTGATTATTATTAAGGAATAGTAGTAAGACTCGAACTTACATTTTTTTTTTACATATATAGGTTGTAAAAACTGCATTACCATTATGCTATACTATTCATAATACTGACCTTATATTGCTTACTCTTCCACCTAGTAATACTAATGTACTTTAGTGTGGTTTTCAGCCTCACAGGAATGAACCATCTTTATTATGTCTCTTCTCGATTTATTTGCAATCCTCCACTACTAAGTCAAGATAAGGTATTGTTAAATCTATGTACTCGCATTCTAATCATAAAGATTATCCCACTTTGACATTATTTATATATACTCTACCTCTTACCTTTTCACAAGGCATCATCTGTTGAATTCTATAATAAAGAATTGTGTATTATATCTTTTCCCTATAATTGAGTATCATATAAAGAGTCAACCTTGTGCTTATATTTGTAGTAACCTAAGTTGATTAGACTGTCTACCAAATTATCACAAGTACCATCATCAATATGTCTGTCAAGATAGTCTTCAAGAATGTTAGATGCCTTATCATAGTTATCTAAGCATTCTCTTTTGAAGTTATTAGCTTTAACTACTTCCATAGTACTTTGGTTCTCATAAGCTTTGCCTAAGAAGAAAGTGATAGAACTAGTTAACACTACTACCAATACTATTAATATCTTTTTCATAATTGTACTTTTTATTTAGTTATTTGTTTATTGTTTATTGTTTGTTTGTTATCTATTTGATATACCAACCATTATTACCATAAATGTATTTATAGTTGGAAGCTTGTTGATAGTTAGGGAACTTTCTCATAAAATTCCCTAAGCTATCATATACAGAGTAATACTTCATCCTTGTCCCTCCATCATTCTACCTGAGCAATTAGCCATCATTATAAAGCAAGCAAGAAAGTAAATAATGAGGGGAAGAATGAATACACAAAAGTATATTATTTTATTTAACTTTTCCTTCATGATTGTTTCTCCTTATAAGTTATATTTAATGCCTTACACATTTCTCTTGCTAAATCTTCTTTAAGATAGTACTTATACTCCTTACCAGTTTTACCTGATACTTTATTAACAAAACATCTACCAGTAGAAGTAATAAAGATAGGATATACATTTCCCTTGCTATCTTTCCAAGTAAACTTAGTTTGAATGGCTGACTTTTTGTCAGATTTAGTACTAACTTGGGTAAATGTATTGCCATTTCTTGTAAAAGATTGGGCATTTATGTTACATACTCCAAGTAATATTGCTATAATGATTGTAATAAATGATTTCATAGTTGTGACCTTATATGTTATATTTTTATAAATCTGGGTTATATTGCTTATACCAAAAAAGGAAGAAAAAAGGTAGTAGAGGGTGGTATTAAACCACCCATACCACCTTGATTATCAAAGAGTTACAGACTTTGATTAAATCTCTACTCTATTGATATCAGCTTCTCCTTCTTTAGAAAGAGTTAACAGTTTTGCCTTGTCAAGGTCAACACTGTCACCTACTCCAAGTGATGAGGTATTAGACAGAGGAATGAATGTCTGACCTCCACCATTCATGTGGAAACAAACACTACAACCATACTGACTGTCAACTACTGTAGCACTTGCCACAGCTGCCTTTTCCTCAGCTGAGAATACTCGTGAACCACTTACTGACCACTTACCTGCATACTTCTGTAAACTATTAAAAATGTTCATAACACTAACCCCTAAATAAGACAGCAAAGGGTCTTCTTTTTAATGCTGAATGCTAAATGTTAGCTGTTAATTGTTAAATGTTAATTATTAAATTTGGCAAACGACGTTTACCAAGTGCAGGGGAGGAGTAATTAGCCATACTGATAACCCAAATCTGTTAAACAGATAACAGATTACTATTACCATATTGCTGATGACAACTCCACCAACCCAAGAGCCAAGGAGGAGTAATTAGCCTTGCTTATACCACATATTGCTCTTGTAATTAGCTCTCTTTTATTTCACTACTATGATATTGCTGATGTCTCCTATATATAATAAGGTGTAGCTTAGTGAGACCAAGAGTAGGTCAAGGGTTAATTATATCTTATGGCTATTACCTCTAATATTATATTCTAGCAATGATATTACTTAAGCCTTATATTGCTTAAGCTTTACTATTGTTCAAGATATTGCTTCTACCTAATGTCCTAAAAAAGAAAGGGAGAGCATTAAGCTCTCCCTAATCATTAGATAGATACTCTATAAATGTCAGCCTCTCCATCCTTACACAGAGTCACCAACTGTGCCTTAGATAAGTCTACCAACTCACCTTCAGCTAATTGACTATTCTGGTCAAGTGGAATGTAGGAAATCCCTCCACTCTTTAGTAGGAATTGAACAGAAGCCCCATACTGAGAAGGCACTACCACAGCCTGAGTGGTATAAGCTATCTCTTCTTGAGTGAAAGCTCGTGTTTCTTTTACTGACCATTTACCTGCATAGACTCTAAGATTATTGAAAATATTCATAATAGTTTTGAAGGTTCCATTGAAGCAGCCTACAAGCTTTAGTTAAAAATTAATTTATCAAATACATTGGAGGAGTAAATAGACACCCTGGGTAAGCCCAGGGGGTTATCCCCAACCAAGGACTGAGGAGGGGTGGTTAGTATCATTAGACCCCCCTCTTGCCAATATAACCCAAAAGGAAAATTAGGGGGGGGGGGTAGAATAAAAAGAAGAAAAGAAAAAAAAATTAAAAAAAAAA